CGTCTCATCGAACTTCTCTTCGGCCGCCACGACTTTGCGGAAGTTGTCGCTGCCGGCGGTGAACTCGTCGATCTTGGGCATGGTGCACTCCTGTGAGTGGTGTAGTTTTGCTGGATTATGGAGTAAAAAAATACTTGACGCAAGGGCGAAAAAAGCCGGTCAGACCGGCGGAGAGAAACGGGCATCCAAGATCAGGCGCTCGATCATCTCGCTTTGCGTCACGTTACGGCCGGATTGCTTGTAGCCGGCGGACCATGCCGCGAGCACTGCCGCAGCATCCGGGTTCAGCCGAACCTTGATGAACCGGCCGCCGGATGAGCGCACGCGGTCGCGGTAAGCGGCCTGCTTGTGCTGAGCGCTGTCGTGGATGCGGGCGCGCGGCATGGGTCAACCCCGCTCGTTGCGTGCGCGGATATAGGCGTCGATCGCTTCGTTCGCGGTCGCATACCAGTCCGTCAGGGATTCGTGCGGGGTGTCGATTCGATACTTGCCGGCGAAGTGCGCGACGGACAGGCCGGGGTGGTCCACGAAGATGCGCACGCGGTCATCGTTGATGGCGCGGGCGGCAATCTCGACGGCGCGCTCCGGGGTGCCGGACAGCAGCGCGTGCACCAGATCAAAGTGCTGTTCGAGCCATTGGCCGTAGATCACGGATCGGTCGATCTTTTTGGACTTGTCCGCGATGGCCTTCCGCTTGAGCAGATCGTCAAGCGGCGTCGGGGTGGGTTTGTTGGTGGGCGGGTACATGGTGCTCTCGTTCATTGGGTTGCGGGCTGGATTGCAGCGATCACGTCGGCATACGGGACGAAGTGATCGCGGTCCGGGTAGGCGAGCGTGCTGACCCATACCGGGCTGCCGGGCTCGATGGCGAGGATCCGGCAGGCTGTAGGCGTGCCGTTGATCGGCACTGTCACGGTCTGGCCTTCGCGGGGGATCAGCGGGTCGGGCATGGCGAATCAGTAGCCCATCTTGCCGAGTTCGCGCACCATCGCGGCGGCGACGATCTTCGACTGCTCGGGGGTGAGCGTCGAGGTGATCTCCTTCAGGGCTTGTGCGCTGGCGAACGCCTTCGCGCAGTCAGGCTTGATGCCGGCGAATGCCTTGCGCTCGCCGGTTTCAGCCAGCCGGATCGCGATGTTGCCGAACTCGCCCCACGTCGGGGTGATATCGATGGCTTCGACGGTCGCGGCGTGGGCCTTGACGCCAATGTCAGACAACGGGAACTCGTAGCCGACTTTGTAGATATCGGCGTTGACGGACACGTCATGCCGCGCCATGCCGACGATCTGCACGATATCGGCCGGGTCGCCGGAGACGAATTGAACGGTGCCGGTCTTGCCGTCGGCGTTGATGGTGTATGCCATGTAGGTGTGATTGGTCATGGTGCTGGCTCTCTCTGGTGGGTGGGTGGATTAGAAACGCTCTGCGCAGACCGGGCCAATGCCGCGCTCGACGCTCTCAGGGTTCGTGAGCTTGATGCCGCAGACGCAGCAGCGGCCCGTGGCCTTGCCGATGCGAATTGCCTCTTCAAGCGGGTTTGCCTCAATGCGGGCCAGCGATTCGGCCATGGCTTCGGTGAAGCCGGCGCGCTGGCGCAGGGTGCCGTCCGCTTCGATGATCGCGAACACGCCCATACCGAACACCGGGGAGACGATGCCCACGGCGCCGCTGCTGAACGTGGTGATCTTGAAGCCTTCGCCGTGCAGCGTCATCTCGGGCTCGCCATTCGCGCCGGACACAAGGGCGTGCACGCGGGGGAACTTCGGTGCAGCGGCCTTTGCGGGCTTGGGCTCGGCACGCTTCACCAGATCGGCGAAGAACGCGCGCTGGCGGTCGCTGGCGAAGGTGGCGCCGCGACGGATGAACTCGCCAAGCTGGGCAGCCTCGCGAGCGTTGCCGGCTTCGAGGTGGCGCTGGCGGGCGGCGTTCAGTGCTTGCATGGTCAGTTCGGTCATGGCTGGCTCCGTGTTGATGGACGAATAGTAGGCGCCGACGTTTCGAGCTGTCAAGTTTTTCTTGATTAGTGGCGTTTTTGCAACAAAGGAAGCCGGAACATGCACCGCGCGCGTGCGCGAAAAGGCGCCATCCTGTGCGAATGAATCGCCCCCTGATCACCGCCGCCGACGTGCAGGACATGGCAACGCACTGGCTGGGTACGCCCGTGAACGGCTATCTGGGCAGCGGCTACGGCTCCGAGGTCAAGGCGCTGTTGCAGCAGCCGATGGCGACCGAGCAGGCCGATGCCGTGGTGCGCAAGCTGCGCGAGGACGTGCCGTTGATCGCCGCGCTTGGCGATGAGTCCGTGGCCGTGTTCATTGAGGACGTGGGCATGGATCGCAAGCGGCTGGTGCTCGACGTGGCTGGGGTGCAGATCGACTTGAACGAGGCCGGCGGTGGCGACGAGTAAAGACCAGTTCATGCAGGCCGCCATCGCGGCCATCAGCAACTACCCGACGATCGCGGCGCTCGCGCAGGCGGGCGACCCGCGTGTGCTCGCGCAGCTTGAGGCGAATGCGACCATGCTCGCGCTGCTCTCTCAGCAGCTCGAACTCGCCGAGCTTGAGCCGTTCCTGAAGGCGCGGGACGGCACCGTGTTGGCCGATGCCAGCCTGAAGGGGGTTCTGCCGCTGGCAAAGTCCGCCGCAGTCACGATCACGCTGGCGAATCGCGGTCCGGCCGCCGTGGCAATCGCCGCCGGCCGGAAGCTCCGCGACTCCGTTGGGCGCGCATACCTGATCGACGCGGGCGGCACCGTTCCCGCCGGGGGTACGTTGACGCTGACCGCGACTCAGCGAGAGGTGCGCACTTTCCAACATACGGTGAGCGGCAGCCAGCCGTTCTATGAGGTGGCGATTCCGCCGTCTCCGAGCGGCGCGCAGCTCGTGGGTATCGAGGTCGCGGACGGGGTGGGCACCTACCGCTACACCCCTGAGTTCGTGAATGTGCAGCCCGGCGAGCGGGTGTTCCACGTCGAGACAGACCCGTACCGTCGGCTGATGGCCCGCTTCGGTGCCGCCGAGGTTTCGGGTGCCGTGTCCGGGTTCCAGCCGGCGAACGGTACGGTTATCACCTTCACGCTGACCGAGTGCGAGGGTGAGGTGCAGCTAGTGGCCGGCGAGCGCTTCACGCTCGACTACATCGGCAGTGCCGCCGAGAGCCTGATCGATCTGACGCTGGCGAGCGTCGAGTCGACGGGCGCCGACCCGCTGAGCACGGACGTGCTGCGCCTGCTGACCCAGTACAGCGCCGCGTTCGATCACAACGCGGTGTATCTGGGGGACTTCGATTTCAACCTGCGCCGCTACCTGCCCGGATTGGAGTTCCTGAGCGTCTGGAACGAGCAGATCGAGGAACGGGTGCGCGGCGCCAGCGTGGCGAACATCAACAAGCTGTTCGTGGCCTTCAAGCTGCCCAGCCAGATCGACAGCGTGACGATCGGCCAGATCACCGATCGCATTGCGGCGATGGACAGCAGCTACAAGGTGCAGATCGTGCAGCGCGCGGACGTGCCGGTGCCGATGACCGTGAGCGCGCGCGTTTCTGTCGTGCACGACACCGGGCAGGTTCAGGCCCAGATCAGGGACGCGCTGCTTGCGGAGTACGGCGCAGGGTCGTGGCGAGTGTCAAAGGGCGGCGTCGATCCGTTCCGCGTGCAGGACATTTACCAGCTCCTGCGCGAACGAGTGCCAGCGCTTCAAGACTCGATCAGCGATTTGACGGTGAGCTTCGGCGCCACGCCCGCGCCGCTGCCTGAGCAGTTCCGGTTCTTGTCCGCCGGCAGCCTGACCGTGACGATCACCCCAGTGCAGCAGCGCGTCGGACTCTGGAACCAGTGAGATGATCGACGAGCGCCCGCCGCTGACCCCGCACAGCGCCATCCCGCCATCGCTTGAGCCGCTTCGCAACAGCCACGAGGCCGATGCGATCGAGGCGGAGCTGAAGGCGCTCACGATTCACCTGTTCGAGACGATGATCCGCCCGCGCGAGCGCGAGGTGAACGCCTACGGCATGCCGCACCGGGCGGGCTTCACGACTGTGGAGCGGTTCGTCAAGCGCGACGGGCTCGCCCTCCCGCGCGTGAATGCCGAACCATACCTGCGCGAGCTGTACCGGGCATGGCGCGGGCGAAACCCGCGCCGGGGGCTCTCGTTCCTGCGGTTCTACCTGCAACTGCTGTACCCAAACCAGTTCATCGTCATCCAGCATTGGCACCAGCGCAACGTGCCGTACCCGCAGGCTCTGACGGATACCGATGGTGGAAACCATTACCTGACAAGCCGCGTCAGCGTCTCGATCACCGAGGCGGACCCGACCGGGGCGGAGTTGGAGATGGCCGCCGCGTCCATGCGGGCCGTTGTCCCCGCGCGGATCCTGCTGCGCGTGCAGCTCCTGCGGCTGTTTGATCGCTCTGGATCGCAGGCGTTGCGGCTGGCCTGCGCCTCTCAGGGGGTCGAGTATCAGGTGTTCTCTGGAACCGCCGCCCGTCCGTAACCGGGAAAACCGGGGGCTCGCATAGCGCGCCGCTCGGACAATCTGGACAGAGGCGCCAATGTCCACTGTCCTGAACCCAGTTATCACGCAAGCCGGTCTGTCCGCCGCCGTCACGGCCAACGGGCAGGGCTTCAGCGTCCAAATCACGCACGTGGCGATCGGCGCCGGAGCGTACACGCCGACCGGCAACGAAACCCAGCTCGCCGACCGCCGCGAGAAGGTCGCAGTGTTCGGCGCTCAGACCGGCCCGTCGCAGATCACCGTCAACGCCCTGTTCGCGGCGTACAGCGGCGCGTCCTACGTGGCGCGCGAGATCGGGTTCTACATCGGCGACCCGGATTCGGGCGGCGTTCTGTTCGCTTTGTACAGCGCGCCGGGCTACGTCCACGCAACCCGGTCCAGCGGCAGCGCCGATCTGGCCCAGCGGTTCACGCTGGCGCTGTCGTCTGTGCCCACGGGGTCAGTGAACGTCACCCTGAACCCGCTGGCAGCGCAGTTCCTGCTCTACATCGATGAGCACGAGCGCAAGCCAGACCCGCACCCGCAGTACGTGCAGAAGGTGCGAGGCATCGGCGAGTGGAGCGCGACGGCCGTCTATCAGGTAGGCGCGCGCGTGGTGGGCGACGACGGCTTGACCTATCGCTGCCTCGTGGACAACACAGGCAAGCAGCCCAGCACGAACCGCGTTGAGTGGGAGCCGTGGGCTGGGTACGCCATGAGCGAGGCGGAAGCCGCGTTCTTCTTCGGAGAGTGATCAATGAGCAGCTATGTCGCGAAAGCCGCGATTGCCACGGCAAACGCATGGACTGCGGTGGGTAATGCCGTGCCGGCAGGCCGCACGCGCACCGTGAACATCTGCGTGAACAACCCCGGCGCCAACATCGAGGCGCAGATCAGTGTCGCTCTCACGTCGGCTCCAACCTCGCCGCAGGCGGCCGATCTGGTGGAGAACGGCCTGACGCTCGCGCCAGCAGGCGGCCTAGTGCGCACCAAGCACGTGCTCGCGGCCGGTGAAGCCGTTGCCGTGCAGAGCAACATCCCCGGCGTGACGGTGCGCGTCGAGGGTCACGAGAGTCCGGAGCGCCAGTAATGCAGCGAGTCATCTACCCCATGGCGGAAGCCGGTTACGGCAAGGACGAGTTCGGCCCGCATCCGGTGCCCATTGGCGGGATCGCGGTGCTGCCGCAGCCCCGTCCGGGCTACGTGCAGTGCGATGGCGTCTCGATCTTCGCCAGCGCATCCCTGCGCGTTCGCAACCTGCTGGCCTACGGCGCCCGGCGCATCAATGAAGCGCGCGAGAGTTTCCAGCGCGTCGCGATCAAAGGCAACTGGGCTCGCAGTGCTGATGCTCTGCTGGTGTTCGAGAACAGCGAGGCGACCGAGGCGGTGCTGCGCACGCTCGACGGCCAGACCTTCACGCGCATCCTGCTGCCGGCGACTGGCGGCACTCAGGTTCAGACCGGGCGCCCGGACGTGTGGGCGTTCTTGGGTTTCGCCAATGGCCGGTTCTTCTGCATCAGCACCTGTGGCCGCTACACCGAATCGACGAACAACGGGACGACGTGGAGCAGCCCGGCCACGCCGACGGCCAGTTTCAACGCCTTCGTGAATGCGGGCGGCTCTCCCGCGTTCGTGTCCGCTCGCGCGACCGCCGTGCGCCCCGGCAACGGTGCCGACACCGCAATGGTGCTGGGCTTCGCTTCCCAGTTCCCGCAGGGTGCTTCGGGCATGGTGGGCGTGACGTTCACGGGCGGCCTGACCGCCGCGACGTGGGCGGCCCTGACGTGGCCGGCGCCCCAGCGCAGCCTTTCGCGCGATCTGCCGATTGTCTGGCCGACCGCGACGCGCTTTCACGTCTTCGGCCGCGACTTCACCGATACCGTGGCCCGGCAGCCGCGCTATGCGCAGTCCGCCGATGGTGTGACGTGGGACGAGCGCACCGACTACCTCGAAACCGCGACTCACTCGATGCTGCTGCGCCACGACAGCGCGGCCATGCCTGAGTACGTGGATGCCGAGAGCGGGCACGTCATGTTCTCGGTGGCGGGCGTGGCTGACGCGCTCTACCTGAGCAACGACGAGGGCCGCAGCTTCGCCCCGGTGGAGCGCTTCGCAGCCGAGCGCCCGCGCAACATCAGCCGCGCGCCGACCGGGCTCTGGTACGCGGCCGGCAACCACTTTGACGCCTACACGTCGCCTGACGGCATCCGCTGGACCGCGCGCAGCAGTGTCATGCGCAACTCCGTTGTGGTGGGCTTCAAGGGGCTGGGGCTGTTCGTCTCGCAGACCGAGCGCAACAGCCTGTCCGGTGCCGACTGGTTCCCGACGACGGGCGCGACGACTCTGCTCAACCGGACGCCGCGCATGCGTGACGGTCTGGTGGACAGCGCAGACCCGACCGGCGCAGATGCTGGCCTGCGCGATCAGGACACCGTTCGCTACATCCGGATCCCGCGCAATGCGTTCTACGGAACCCTGTCCGCGTTCTGTGCCGGCAACACCTCGCTGTCTGCGGCCGTGCGCGCGACGATCCCGGCCGGGCAGCAGTCCGGCACGTTCATTGTCGAGAACCTAGCCAATCAGGCGGTGCTCGAAACGATCACCTACGGCGCCTCGACCGAGAGCCGGATCGACCGGGTTGCACTGGGCGCGGGTATCGCCGTAGCCCTGTGGCGCCTGTCTGGCAGCGGCGCCAAGCAAGGCGATCCGCTGGACGTGGCGTTCACACAAGACTGCGCACCGCCGCCCCCGCCGCCGCCGCCCCCGCCGCCCCCGCCGCCTGCCAATCAGTTCGAGTTCGTGATCGTTTCGAGCAACGGGCACAGCGGGCAGCAGGGCTCCGCGCTGAGCAATGTGCAGATCGCAGAGGTGCGCACGAACTACCCGGTGTTCATCAACATCTCGCGCGGCGCACTGCCGCCGGGGGTGACGATCGATCTTCAGTCGGCGACCTACCCTGCGACTCGCAAGCTGGTGATTGGCGGTACGCCGTCGGCTGCCGGCAGCACCACGTTCGAGGTGACGTACTACAACACGATCACCAATCAGGTGCTGGGCTCCACCTCGCACGTCGTTGCGATCGGCGCGTCCGCTCCGCCGCCGCCGCCGCCGCCGGCCGGGTTCTTCAACTTCCGGTCGATTCTGGTGACGCCGGACTACCCGGCATACGCGACGCCCGGCGTGCAGTTCATCTCCCAGCTCGCGGACTTCGACACCAATCAGGATTTCGTGATTCGGCTCGACGCTGGGTTCATTCCTCTGGGCGTGTCTGTCTCGGCGGAGCCCGGCCCATGGGGCGCCAACTCGCACACTGCCGTGGCGGTGGGCACGGCGTCGGCCGGAACGTATGACTTCATTCTCGGCTACTACCACCGGACAACGAATGTTCGGCTGGGTCAGTCGCAGCACCGCATCATCGTGACCGGTGGCAGCGGAACCCGCGACGGAAACGGCTTCAACAATCAGTTCCAAGGAAATTGAGGGGTCTGACATGGGCAAGCGAACCGGACTCATCCGATACAACTTGCGCGAGCGGGGTCGCAAGCATCGCGGCCAACCGCGCAACTTCGACACTGCGCGCGCGGCCGATATCATCAACAGCGCAGAGGTACAAGAGCGTGTCCGAAATCGAGACATGACCGGCTACTACGGCCATTGGCCCCGCGTTATGTTCGGCATGCAGCCCGTCGAGGGCGGCGTCGTGCAGGGCAAGGTCGTTTCGTTGGAGCACGCCCTTGTCACGACGACTCTGCGCGCCGACAAGGACGGCAACATCGAGCACGAAGCCGAGTTTTTGGACACCGGCATGGGCAAGATCGCCGAGCGCTTGTTCGAGAGCAAGGCCGGCGGGTTTTCGAGTGCGATCGACACCCGAAAGGTGAACGGGGTCGATATCCCGATCATGTTCCATGGCTTCGACTACGTGATTGAGCCGAACTTCACGACCAATCGCGGGTACGCGCTCGACGGCGTGCGCGACGAAGAGGGCGAAGCGCTCGACCTGTATGCGGTACTCGACGCGGCGGCCAGCGAAACGGGGCTCGCCTTCCGCGCGCTGAGCGCCGCCTTCGACGGCATCCAAGGTAGTCTCGATCGCGCTCTGGCTGTGATCGCCAAGCAGGCCGAAGAGAACGAGTGGCTGATGGGGCGGCTCGCCAAGGCGGGTGTCGATCCGGCGCTCGACAGCGCATCCTTCGGCGCGCGCGGCGTGCTTCTGGGCAACGATGATGCGGGGCTTCGCGCGCAGGCAGCGGCCTTCGACAACGCCACGCTTGTAGGCTATGAGCCTCTGGAAAAGCCCGCCAAGTCGCCAGAGCGGCGCGCGGCTGACGCTCGCACGAACGAGGTGCTGAGCCGACTCCACGGGGTCAGCGTGTGAGCCAAGCGGATAGCGGCCTGATTCACCCGGTCAAGGTGGCGCTGGGGGAATATCTCGCGCGGTTCCACGCCGAGTTCGTGCCCGATACCAGTGCGGCGCGGGAGTGGGCTGATCGCGGCTCTGCGCACGCCTTGATGTTCACGCCCGGCCGGATGATCGATGCCGTCGAGGACATGCTCGCGAGCTACCGCAAGAACAACAACGACGGCCGCGCCAGCGGCAGTGCGCGCTTGCCGATCGTGCTCGTCGCCATGGACAAGGGCTACACGCCGACCATGGGCGACTACGGCCGTCAGGTTGCCGAGCGCATCCCGTTCGTGTTTCCGACGGATACCTTGCGCCGCGTGTTCAAGGTGCGAGTGATTCAGGGCGAAGTGCGCACTCAGGCCGCGATCGTTGCATCCGACGAGCCCACGGCCCGCTCGATCGCCATGCAGCTCGGCTTGTTCCTTGCTGCGCTTGAGAACCGCAATCTGGCTGCGCGCTTCAATTTCGCCGGAATCGAGACGGCTTGGCCGTTCCAGATCCAGACGCCGGACGTGCAGATGATCAACATGCCCGGCGAGGCAAAGAACCTGACCGTGCTGACCGTGGACGTGATGCTGCGCGTGACGCTGCCGCTGTACGAGGCGCCGCGCGAGGGTGAGCCGAACGACGGGCTGGGTCTGGGTGCCGGTCATCCTACGAGCCCGCACGGCTATCCGGTTGTGCGCCGGGTTGATCTGCTCGATCAGGCGGTGCCGATCCTGCGCACCGTGGAACTGCCGCCGGCCACGCCATGAAACTGCACTGCTCGATCTCCGGGTACTCCGGGCTGCCCGTCACGCTTGTTGCTGCGTTCGACCACGACACCGGCATGCTGCTGATCCGAGGCGAGCGCCGCGAGGGGTATCTGACGGACCGCGAGGACGGCGCGACCTTCGTGACGAACACCGTGCACTGCGACGCGCGTGACGCCCTGTTCACCGAAGACCATTGGAAGCTCGCGATCGAGGCGTTCCATACCTCGCGCGCGACCGGGCTGTGCGTCTTGGAGCCCAAGGTGCAGCGATTCGACCCCTCGCAAAAGATCGAGGTGGACAAGATCGACGCAAGCGGCAAGAGCTACCGGCTCTCCCCGGATATCTCGAACGGTCACGTCGCGGTGCTGGCGCTGGTCTGGTACACGGGCGTGCAGCGCGGCATCGGCGCCACGATGCGGCAGACAACCCGCATGCTCGACCTGTACCGCTGCCTTTCGGTGTAGTGACCGGCCGGGCCGCCGGGCGGCTCTGATAATCCCTCAATGAGCGCCGCAAGCCTGTTCTATCGCCGCGTGCGTGAGTTCGCGCAGAAAACCCCTGTCTGGGGCCGCGCGATCCGCTACCAAACCACGCCCGATGAGCGTCACGATCTGACGCTCGTTTCCGTGCGCGTGTACGGCACCCGCGACGAAGCGCTCACGATCATGGCGGCTGCCGGGCTCGACAGCGTTGAACAGGCGCTCGACGAGCAGCGCCTTGTGCTGCCCACGGCGGAGCAGCTTCGCGCCATCAAGCGCGACACGGGCATGACCGCTCGCCGGCTGGTGTAGCCCCATGGCAACCCGCAAGCCGGCCATCCCGCCGTCCGCGACCCGCGCATTCGGGATCAGTGGCTTCGCCAATGCCGCCGGGCGGTCGTTCCGCAATGAGCTGCAAGAGCGCGAGGCCGCGACTTCCCGCATTCTGGCGCCGGATGATGTTCAGGGCGGCTACTCGGCATCCCGGCTGCTGCTGACGACGCTGGGCGGCCAGCTCCGTGCGATCACGTCTCAAGACCTTGCGACGTTCCGTGACAGCGCGCGGAAGCTCGGCAAGAAATTCAAGGGCGGGATCACGGCCAAGGAAGTGATCGAACTGAGCCTGAAGGAAGACCGCGACCGGGCGAATCAGGAGATCAAGGTAGCGCTGCCGGTGCGCGCCAAGGGCGACACGATCTTGTTCGTCACGAACGCCGGGCCGAACTACGGCGCCGTCCGGCACAACGTCGTGCTGAAGCTGACCGATCTGGGCGCGGCGGTTGCGAGCCCTTCGCCGGCCGCCAAGCTCGCGCGCATGCTGGTTCAGGGCGGCGTCAAGTATGACTGCGACTGCGGCCGGCACCGGTTTTGGTATCGCTACATCGCCACGATCGGCCGGTTCAACGCCGGGCGCGACGAGACGGGGTTCCCCAAGATCAGGAACCCGCGCCTGAAGGGGGTTGCGTGCAAGCACGTGCTGCGGGTCATGAACCGGGTGATCAGCGATACCGGGGTGCTGAAGTTCGTCGAGGGCATGATCGAGCGGGCGCGTGCAGATTTGAAGCGGGGCGCGTATAACGTCAAGCCCGGCGAGTTGAACGCCGCCCTTGAGCGACAGGTTCGCTCCGTGGCGCGGCAGGCCGGCAAAATCCGCACAGCAGCGGAGAAGGCGGTAGCCGCATCAAAGAAGGTGCAGGCGCAGACCCGCGTAATCAGCAAGGTCGCAAAGACCGTAGCCCGCGCCGACGATCGAAAAGCCAAGCAGTCGGCCGCCCAAGTCGAGAAACACGCCCGCACGCTGTTCTCGCTGGGCCTGCTCACCCAGACTCAACTTGACACCATGCTCCGCGCCGTGCGCGCGAGCAAGTGAGGCCGCCATGCTGAACAACGTTCCGAAGACCGTCAACAAGTCCGCGCGCATCGTCGTGCTGCGCCATCCAAACGCCATGGACTGCCAAGTCTGGCGCAAAGTCGTGAACCGGCCAGACGAGCCCGCTGCCGGCGGCGGGCTGCCCGTGCGCGTGGACTCGCTGCCTACGATCGGCGGGCTGGGATCCACGTCCAAAGAGGACGAGGCTGATATCGACTACGAGCTGCTGGGCGATGCCAAGGCGATCTTGACGGGCATCTTCGCCGGCAATTCGCTGATGGACGCGGACGATGCCATCGAGCCCACGGTGCCGCAGCAAGAGGCGCTTGTCGAGTCCGTTGACGCGCCTGAGTCCGGCGGTTTCGTGGTGGACAAGGACGATCTGGTGCTACTGACGCCCGGCGGCGGCGTGGTGCTGCCGTTCGAGGTTGTTGACGTGATCGGCACGGTCAACGTCCCCCCGTACACCCGAAAGTTCGTGCTTCAGCCGCGCGACAACCTGTACCACATTCCCGGCCTGTCCGAAGTGTTTGAGGAACGCCCGGAGTTGCCAGAGGAATGACCTACTGGGTCTTGCCGTTGGCTGCCGTTGGGTCGGTCTGGAACCGCAGGGCGACGCGCGCGAAGGCCGCCAGCGCCTGCGGCGGGTTCGGGATCTCCACGAACACGTCGCTGTCCGTGGTTTGCACTGTGTAGCGCACGTCAACCGTGTACCCGCCGTCCGCTTCTGAGTAGGAGCGGTCGAGCATTGGGCCGAGAGCGAGCGCGCGGGCCATGATCTGCTCAACCGATCCGCTTGCGCGCGCGTCTTCGAGCAGTTCTTGGTGCAGGCGTACATCGGCGTTCTTGGGCAGCGTGGCCGTGATCCGGGCCTCGCACGAGTATTTCTTGATCGGCTCGTCAAAGGCGGTTGGCCGGGCCATGGACACCTTGAGTGCGCGCGCCGCAATCGCTGCATCGAACGGCACGCCCACGGCCTGAGCGATCGATCGGCGCATGATCTCGTGCGCCTCTGGGCTCGAACAGTCGACGGGCTTTTGCGCGCAGCCGGCGACGGTTGCGACAAAGGCGAGGGTGATCAGGGGTTTGTTCAAGGCGGGCTCCGTCATTCGGCGCCCGCATCATATCGCCGGGATCAGCGGGGGATCAGATCGGCCGGCTGCCAGTCGGCGATGCGCTTGCGCTGGTGATCGGCATACTCTTCGGCCTGCTTGGCGAGCCCTTCCATGTGGCGAGCGTAGTTCTGCGCGCCCCGCAACCGGTAGGCATCCAGCGTGCCGTAGAAACGCGTCTCTTCGCGCCGGGAGGGTGCGTACTTCGGGCTGTATTGAGCCGGGCGACCGTGCTCGTCGCAGTGAACGTTCACCTGCTCCCAGAGACGCACCGGGCCGCGCGAATGGTTGCTCAGCTCGCGGTGATAGACGTGCTCCCATGCGGTCGAGCCGGGCTGTTTGGCCTCTTCGACTGCCTTTGCGCCCATCTCGCGAAGCTCAATGGCACGGGCCAGCGCTCGCGAGATTGAGCCCTCAATCAGATCCTTCGACTGCTGGTACGGCAACGCGTCCGATCCCCAGCACACGCCCTCAAACCAGCCGTGACGGGTGGTGTAGCCGTGCTTTGCAAGCCGGCCGCCGGGCAGCATGTGCAGGGCGCCGCAGACTTGGCAGTTTCCTTTGTGGGTGGCTTTGGGCATGGCGGGCTCCGGGTGCGTTGTTGATGAAACGAATAGTAGGCGCAGACGATTCAACAAGTCAAGCGGTTCTTGACTTCGTGGCAAAATTGCAACGAAGCGGAGTCGGGAAAGCGTGCGCGCGCGGTCCGGATGCGCCCGCAGAATGGCTCGCATGAACGGTGCGGACAAGTTTCCGGGGTTGGATGCTGGCGCGAACGAGGCGATCACTTCGTCTTGGCGCCTGCCGCCTGTCCGGCAGTCCGATGGCGCCGTCATGCCCACGATCGAGCAGCAGCAGAGCGGCCAGTACAAGAAAGGCCGCATCTCGCTGTTCGGGTTGCAGATCGCCGTCGAGAACCCTCGCGGCAGCGTTCGGCGTGGCCTGAGTGGCGGCAAGGTCTGGGAGTGCCAGATGCGTGCGCACTACGGCTACCTCGTGGGCACGCGCGGCAATGACGGCGACGAAATTGACGTGTTCGTAGGGCCGTGGCCGGAAGGTGAGACGGTCTGGGTCGTGAACCAGAAGAAGCCGACCGGCGGGTTCGACGAACACAAGGCGCTGCTCGGATTCCCGAACGAGCGCATGGCGCGCGACGCCTACATGCTCAGCTACGAGCGTGGGTGGAAGGGGTTGGGCTCGATGGTCAGTATGACGATCGGGCAGTTCAAGTGGTGGCTGCGTTTCGGCAACAAGCGAGTGCCGTTGAGCCCTGATCAGCTCCCCGGTCCGGGGATGGAGACGATGATGGACAAGGTGTATTGGGATCGCAACGCGCAGCCTCTGCGCATGGACATGGCCGACCTGATGTACCAGTTGCGCCGCGAGGATGCGACGGCGGATGCGCTGCTCGACGCCGTGACCATGGATGACCTGATGGAAGGCGAAGAGCGCGCCGCGATGGACGCCATGGTCGTTCAAGTGGGCATGTTGCAGCGCAAGATGGAGCTGCTACAGCGCGTCATGGAACAGGCCGGCGGCTCCGTCAAGCCGGTTCAGTTCCAGATCAGCGACCCGATGCGCAAGGCGGGCAATGCGCACGTCGCGGTGATCTTCGAGCTGTCCGACGGGCAGACCGTCAGCATTTGGTTCCACAACCCGGACACGACGCCAGCGCGCCTGTCGCCGGCCGATGACCTGATCTCGTGGAAGTGGATGCTCAACCGCAAGGACGTGACGATCGTTGTTGCCCCTGAACGGGGCCAAGAGCTGAACGTGCGCGAAGTGTCCCGGCGCATCATGCGGCTGGCTGAAAAGAACAGCGCCGCGTTCGTGAAGGCCAACGGCAAGCGTGCCGAGCGCATCGCCGGCATGAAGAGCCTTGAGGCCCAAGTGCAGAGCCTTGAGGCGGAGCTGACCGGGTTGCAGGCGCAGATTGCGGCGGCCGGCGCGGCGGAGGTCGATCGCAAGGCCGCCGATATCGAGGCGGCCAAGCTCGACCCGACGGACCCAGACGTGTACGCGCGCCTGCTGGCTCAAAGCAAAGACAACTTCGACGTTTGGAAGCCGTATCAGGACGCGTTGGATGACCTGTTTCAGCGTCGGATTGTTGACGTGCGAAACGCACTGCGAGAGCTGGGGTGGCAGGGCGAGCAGAATGCGCCGCTTACCAAGAATGACGCGAAGCTGGAAATCCACGTCACAAACTACGGGGGTGGGGCGAACGTCGTTGGCGTCAAGTTCTACGTCACCGGCAACCGCAAGCCCACGGCAACGTATGGCGCCGACGGCATGGTTGATGACCTGAGCGCCACGCCCGCCGAGCTGGCCGCGTTGATCGACTCTGAAGTGGCGCTACCCGCTGAGCCGGAGCCGATCGACTGGGTTGCACGCGTTATGCCGATCATCGAGGCTCGTGACGTGGAGGCCGCCAAGGCGCTGACCGCCGACGAGCTGGAACAGGCGCTGGCTGCTCTGGTGGCGCAGCAGAAAAACGGACTCGCGCGCACGCTCGAATACCTCGCGGAAGGCGACACCGAGATGGCGGACTACGAGGATGAGGATGCGTACCGCGACATGGCCCGCACGCTCATTCGGGGCGGCGCTGCCGCCGTCGGTGATATGGAGTGGGCTCGCTTCAAGGTGCTGCTGGATCGGCTCAAGGAGCGCGGGTTCATGCCTGAGCGCGTTACCCTGATGGCGATTCGAGTCGGGATTCCCGACGTGCCGAGGGCTGATATCCGCAGGGCCGCTACGCTGGTGAAGCGCGCGGAGAACTTTGGCCTGTCCGACAAGGACAAGGCGTATCTGGATGCTCTGGGCAAGCGGTGCGAGGAATTGCTTGGCATTGCCGAAGCGAGCCCCGAGCCGACCCCGGAGCCGCAGCCCGCGCCCCAGCCCGATCCTGAGCCGCAGCCTGAGCCGACCCCGGCGCCTGTCGCCGAAGTTGTGCCCACGCCGCCCGCTCAAGAAACGGTGCAGTCCATGGCCGCCAAGCTGGTGGCTGACCTGACCGACAGCGAAAAGACGAGCGTGCTGACCGGCTTCATGCCGCAGCGTCACTCCGACACCGTGGACGCTTCGGGGTTGCCGTGGAAGGACGTATTGACCGAAATGCAGAACATTCTTGAGGCTGCTGACCCCGACGCCGCGCAGGCCGCATTCGATCGCATGTTCATTCAACAGGCGATCGACGGCGTTGTGGACTTCTACGACAAGGGCGTCACCGATCGACTGGCTGAGCTTGCCAAGAAGTACACCGAGGGCGACATGGCCGCGCTGCTGAAGCAGGCCAAGTCGGCGGCCAAGGCGTTCTTTATGGCCGAGTTCCAGAAGCGCGCCGCGTAAGGGGGCGTCATGCAGATCGGTGAGGCTCAGTTCTTCGAGCTGATCGGCGAAGGCGCCGGGCTGCTGAAGGGTCTGGACGAGGATGCGCCGGACTTCTTCGCCAGCCTGTCGCGCGTTCGCGAGATTCTGGCGCTGATCGCCGATGGCCCGGCACCCGCCGATCCGCCGGCCGAGCCTGCGCCTTTCGCGCTGGACTTGAGCACGCCGGAGGCCGCGCAGGCGTCCATGGTGGCGTACCTGAACGGCCCGATGATGGCGCTTCCGCCCGGTATGCGCACCGTAGAGGCGATTGCCATACGGAACTACTGGCCAACGGGCGCCGACTACCCGGAGGGGGTGCCGCAAAAGCTGAGAGACGCATTCAGCCCGGAATACGCGGAACAGGTAGAGCGCGAGATTTCGGCGCGCGGCCTGCCGCTGCCCGATGGCTTCGACCGCGAGAAAGCGGCTGTCGAGGTCGAGTTGGCGAAGGTTGCGCTGAACGACTATCACCCGCCTGAATGGGTCGAGGTCAAGAAACGGTATGACGCGATTGCCGATGAGTTGAACGCGGCAATCGCGGCAAAAGCAGACACCGATGCAACCGACCCTGAAGAGCTGAATAGGCTGCAACAGCGTGTTGATGAAGCCACTCGCGAGTTCAACGATTCCCTTGAGAAGAGAGAAGCGGAGCGCCTTCAGGTTTTCGCCGACCGCCGCAAGCGAATCACCGAGCAATTCGCCGCCGTGGGCCTGCAGATCAATGCCGGGCTCAAGGCTCGCAGCAAGGTTACGGACGAGCAGGCGAAGCAATGGGGCGACTCGATCGAGCTGGATTCGTCGATCAAGGCCAAGCTCAAGAAGCTGGGCTACCCGGTCGAGCAGTTCCGGGCCGATGCGGCGGAGTTCTACCAGATCACCGGGGGCAAGCTGCCTGCAATCGAGTTCGTGCTTGACGGCCGGCGCCGCGCCAATGCCAAGGGCATCAACGACACGGGGTTCGCCAAGCAGGTAGCGCTGGGTGCGCACTTCAACAAGTCCGTGTTGTTTCACGAGCTGGGCCATCATCTTGAGTTCGACCCGATCGCCAAGGCGGCGGCCAACGGATTCCTGAAGCGGCGCCGCGACTCGGCTGATTTGTTCTCGTTGCGCAGCCTGACCGGCAACAAGGGGTATTCGTCCGACGAGCGCGCGTGGCGAGACAAGTGGGTTCACCCGTACATCGGCAAGTTCTACTCCGACGGCGTGACAGAGGTTTTCTCAATGGGGTTGGAGATGCTGGCAAACCCCATGGACGCGACGATGATCGCGGCCAAGGATCCCGAAATGCTGGCGCTGATCACCGGCTACGTGGGTCACGACCTGACGGCGCTGCATCAGGCGCGCATAAGCAAGCACGAGGTCGAGCTGGGTGCGCGCGAGCAGGCGATCGACAAGGCGGCGAAGGAGCTTGAGGACGCCGAGGAAACGGTCATTGCCTACGCGAGAGAGAGCTTCGTCAAGGATTTCGACTGGCTGGCCCAAGTCAAGCAGCTCGACAAGCGCGACGCGGGCAGTGTGCAGTATGCGATGGGCATTCGGAGCTGGCATGACCCGAACGACTGGACGCTGCCAGAGGGCGCGAAGTTCATTGGAGCCGTATCAAACCGGCTGCTGTTTTCGGGCAAGTTCAAGCGGTCATCCGGCCGAATCGGTCGAGCGGTGCTCGTTGTGAAGGCCGACGGCTGGACCATGACCTTCGACTCTGAGCGCCAAGCGATGATCAATCTTGGGCTCTGGCTGTTCGCGGGCTTTGAGATGAGCGATCGGCGCGGAAACGTCATCGCCACGGCATCCGCGATCAGGGAGAAAAAGCAGAGGGAGCAGCAGGCGTGATCACCCGCACACTCAAGATTGCGACGCCGGCCGGGGTGCTTCAAGCCGACTGGGATGAGGATGAATCGATCCCGGTCGAATACAGCGGCCCGGCGGCGGCAATCGAATACTTCAAGTCGCACGTCACGCTCAACATGCTGCGCGGCGACGACGGCTACCGGCTGACGCCGGACGCGCTGGAACCAGATGAAGTGATCCGGTTTTGCCAGCCCGAAGGCTCGAACGTGAGCGTGCTGCTCTCGGCCGAGGACATGATGGATCAGATTCGACAGGAAACGACCATGGCAGAAGGTGCAGCACTCGACTCCGCAAGCGGCGCGGAGTTCTTCGAGCTGATCGGTGAAGGCGCACAGATCATGCGCGGGCTGGATGAGGACTCGCCGAAATTCTTCGATGATCTGGGGCGCTTGCGCGAAATCCTCGCGCTGATCGGCGACCCTGAGCCGGAGCCTACTGGCCCATGGTGGAACAACGAGAAGCGCCGCAACGAAGTGCTTGAGACGGTGCGCCCGTTCATGAGCGAGTCTCAGTTCCGTGTTGTGGCATCCAACGCGTCTCGCGGCGAGGAAAAAGAGTTCTTCCGAGAAAAGCTGCTTGAGGTGGCGAACACCATCAAGGGCATGCCCAAGACCTACGATCAGGACGGCAAGGGCATGCAGTCGGTGGCGCATCTGCACTACTTCAAGGGCTCGGCGGACTGGTATATCACCGAGAAGGACAAAGAGGGCGGCGTCGATCAGGCGTTTGGCTGGGCGGACCTGTTCGGTGACGGTGGCGAGCTGGGGTACATCAGCATCGCTGAAATCGTCGGCGCGGGCGTCGAGCTGGATCTGTACTTCAAGCCTGCAACGCTTGCCTCGCTGCTGAACAAGGACGAGCCGGCGCCGGACGAAGGTGCCGCACCGCAGCCGGGTGGCGAGCGCGCCGATCCGCCCGTCAGCCCCGGCAACCCAACCCCCGGTGCGTCCGATGGCGAGGCCGCTCAGGGCGAGGTTGACCCGGACTACGCCGAGGCCATGGCCTACATGCAGAGCTTCGTGGAGAGCCGGGCGGACGTGCTCGCGGATGACGTGGGCGAGCGCATGGCCGGGTACATCGCGCGATTCGGCGGCGTCGAGGGTTTCGCCGAGCTATACACGGCGGCCGTGGATGCCTACAGCCGAGACGTAATGAAGGCCGCAATGGCGACCATGGCGCGCTGAAGCGCTCAGGGCGGAAAACCGGGGGCTCCACCCCGGCGCCCGCACACAGAATGGGCTCCATGGCCGGAGCCCGTATCCCTCTGAAATTCGTTCGCGGCAAGACGTTTCGCTTCGTCTTCCGCTGGGCGCAGCCCGTGCTCGTCTATCGCGAGATCACGGCGATTTCGCTCGCGGCACCCTGCCGCCTGACCGTGCCCGCCCATGGCCTGCTGCCCGGCTGGGCGTACCGCATCGAGGGCGTCAAAGGCTTGAGCGCCTTGAACAGCGACAAGCAGGGCGGGCGCTGGTACAGCGCGCGCGTGATCGACGCGGACACGCTCGAACTGAACGACGTGAACACGGCCAATGCCGCGATCCCGTACAGCGGCGGCGGGTTCGTGGTGTTCAACCAACCCGTCGACCTGAACGGGGTCGACGTGCGCATGCAGGTTCGCGACCCCGCTTCGTCGAGCACGGTGCTTTACAGCGCCACGTCAACCCCGGCCGCCGGCCTGACGGTGGACAACGCCCTGAAGCAGATCAGGCTCGAAATCCCGGCCGTCACGAGCGCGGCATTCACGTTCGCCAAGGGTGAATACGAGGTCGAGGCGTTTGATGGGCTGGGCAATGTGTCCCAGATCGCGCGCGGCTCGTTCGTCCCCGCAGAAGAGGTGACGCGGTGAGCGGTGTTGTCTTCGTCGATCAGCCGTCGCAAGTCGTCGTTGTCGAGCCGCAGCCGTCGGTCACGGTGGTCGCGTCCGGCGAGCAGGGTCCGCCCGGCCCGCCGGGTCTGGATCGGCACTACGAGCATATCCAGAGCCTGCCGGCGGACACGTGGACGATCGATCACCCGCTGGGCAAAAAGCCGGCGGTCACGGTCATTGATTCGGCCGGCGATCAGGTTGAGGGCGACGTGTCCTACGTGGGCACCCTGCGCGTAGTTCTCCGGTTTTCCGCGCCGTTCGCGGGCGTCGCTGTACTGAATTGAATGGAGGCGTGTCATGACGCGCAAGTTTCTTTCCCCAATCGACCTGACCCAGAACGAGCTTCAGAACCCCCGGTTTCAGAACCTTGCGGCGGCGCCCGGCTCGCCTGCGGTGGGCCAGTTCTACTACAACACCACGAGCGGCCGGTTCGAGTTCCGGGGTGCCGCCGGCTGGATTGACCCGACCGCGCGCGTCAACCACACCGGCACGCAGCTCGCCGCGACGATCAGCGATTTCGCCGCTCAGGTGCAGGCGAACCGTCTCGATCAGATGGCGGTACCGACGGCCGCGCTCAACATCAACAACCAGCGGCTGACGAACCTTGCCAACGCGGTATCCGCGCAGGATGCGGTCACGCTGGCGCAGCTTCAGTCGGTGCAGAACGGCACGGACTGGAAAGCCAGTGTTCGCGCGATCGCCACGACCAATATCACCCTGTCTGGCGCGCAGACGATCGACGGCGTGAGCCTGATTGCTGGCGACCGGGTTGCGGTTGTCGGCCAGACGACGGCTACCCAGAACGGCATCTACGTCGTGGCAGCCGGCGCGTGGTCGCGCGCCACGGACGCCGACAGCTCGGCAGAGGTCACGCCGAATCTGTCGTTCTTCGTTGAGGAAGGCACGTCCAACGCCGATACGCAATGGCGACTCACGACGAACGGCCCGATCGTGCTTGGCACGACCAATCTGAGCTTCGCGCAGATCGGCGCGGGCACGAGCTACACGAACGGTACCGGCATCAGCATCGCCGGCAGCGTGATCAGCGTCGATACGACCGTCGTTGTTCGCAAGGCCGCCGCAACGATCGGCGACGGCTCCGCCACGAGCTTCACCGTCACGCACAGCTTGGGCACGCTGGACGTTCAGGTTCAGGTGTTCGAGAACGCGACGGGTGACACGGTGGAGTGCGGCGTGCGCCGCATCAGCACAACTCAGGTACAGCTCTTCGGCTTCACCGTGGCGCCGGCAGTGGGCGCACTGCGCGTCGTCGTTCAGGGCTGATAAGGGTCGGGCGTGACCATCAAAGACCTATCGCTACGAATCTTCCCGACGATAACTGCGAACGTCGGGGCGACTTCGCCAAATCCGGGCGGTCCTGCTATCGCATACTCGTCGGCGGCCGGAGCGTTCGTCGAGTGGATTCCGGGCGCAGGTTCGTGGGCGCTACTGGACACCGGTGGCGGCGGAGGTGGTTCGCCTAGTGGCTTGGATGGCCAGATTCAGTACAACTTGGGCGGTGCTTTTGCAGGCGCGGCGAACGTCTCGATCGAAGGCGGCGAGCTTCGCTTGAGCGCGATTCCCACGCCGACGCCGCCGGCCGCCAACGGTGTCAAGATTTTTGGTCGATCCGTAGCGGGGAGAAACATTCCAGCCTTCGTCGGTCCTTCCGGGCTCGATTCATCGCTGCAACCGTTCCTAGCTCGAAACAAGATCGCTTATGCGCAGCCCAACGGAAATAGCACAACTGTCTCCGTGCTCGGCGTGGCTATCACAGCGGCGGGCACAGCGACGGCGGCGAACGTCGCAACGACCAACTTGCATCAGTCACTTCGCCGGATCGATTACCTCGTGACGACCGCCGCAGCGACTGCCGTAGCTGGCTTCCGAGGCGCTGCGACGCAGTTTTTCATGGGCAACGCTCCGGGGCGTGGCGGATTCATGTTCGTTTGCCGCTTCGGCCCAGCAACGGGGGTGGCAACTGGGACGCATCGATTGTTCTGCGGTATGCGATCGTCGACTGCGGCCCCGACAGATGTTGACCCTTCAACCCTGACGAACATCGTCGGGGTTGGGTATGACGCCGCCGACACCCAGCTTCAGATTTTTTGCAACGATGGCTCGGGAGTGGCCACAAAGATCCCTCTGGGGACGAGCTTCCCAAAGCCATCATCTGACCGCGCGAAGGTCTATGAGCTAGCTCTGTTTTGCCCGCCAAACGGCACATCGATTCGCTATGAAGTGACCGATTTGGATACAAGCGCCGTAGAAGCCGGAGAGCTAACGACCAACATCCCAACGTCTACAACGCTTCTGAATCATTATGCGTATATGAGCGTTGGCGGCACAAGCTCGGTGATTGGCATGGCGCTTATGTCTCTTTACATCGAGACAGATATGTAAACTCGAATGCGACTTTAGCGTCTTAGCAGCAGAAATCGTGTGCAAATCACGACTTTCTCAATGCTTCAATCTGCGAGCGCAAGCGAGCATCGATAAAGGCGAGCGTGATCGACGGGGCATCGCTGGCGCTCTGAACGGGTAATTCCGGCGCGGCGGCCCGCTAGGCTGCCGCATCCTGTGCGCAGGCGGCAACACACGGCCGCATGCGCACAAATGACTCCTGAAACGCTCGCCCCCCAGTCTGTCCCGCGCGATCCCGGCGCTTTCATCAAAGCGGCACGCGCCGGCACCGATCTGGCAAAGGCGGTCAAGGCGCTGGCCGAGCTGCCGGCATCCGCCCCGGCGCTCGATCGCGTTCGTCTCGCGCAGGCGGTCGCTACCGCCAACAAGCTCGCGATCGAGGCGCGGATTGCCGCCGGCCTGAGCACGGAAGCGGCGCCAGAGGCAGAGGGCTCCGACGAAGCGCCCCCAGTGGAAGGAAAGAAGTCCACGGCGGAGTTCTACAGCTTCGATGAAATCAAGTCCAAGGGGGCGCGGCAGAAGGCCAACAATGCGGCCGTCGAGCTGCTACGGACGATTCAGGCAGAGGGCCGCGTCGCGACGCCCGCAGAGAAGGCGATTCTGGCGAAGTACAGCGGCTCGGGCGGCGGGCTTGAGCGTGCCGACGGACGCGTGGGCAGCGCCTACGAGTATTACACCCCGAAGCCCATTGCAGATGCCATGTGGAGCCTGCTCGGCGAGATGGGGTTCAGTGGTGGCGCGGTGCTTGACCCGTGCGCTGGCACCGGGATTTTTGGCGGCACGTCCCCCAAGAACGCGCTTGTTGACGCCGTGGAGCTGGACGAGGTATCCGGCGCGATCAACCGGCTTGTGAACGATGGCCCCGGCAACTCGGTGACGGTCAGCAACTTCGAGAAAGTCGCCGTTGCCACGCCTGACGAGTCCTACGACGCCATCATCACGAACGTGCCGTTCGGCGACGTGAGTGCGCGCGGCGCCAATGCGGCCGACGATCCAGCGTTCGAGAAGGAAGACCTCGAAACCTATTTCATCCTGCGCAGCCTGCGCAAGCTGCGACCCGGCGGCTTGGCGGCCTTCGTGGTGAGCCCGCAGTTCGTCGGCAAGCCGGGCAGCGGCAGTGCGCTCGCGAACAAGATTCGCACCCGCGCCTCGCTGATGGCGGAGTTCATGGGTGCGTACCGCTTGCCGAACAAGGTATTCGGCGCGGCGGCGGCGGATACGATCACTGACGTAGTGGTGTTCCAGAAGCACTCCGCCGAAGTGGCGCAGAAGATCGCCGAGGTTCAGGAGCAGAACCCGGATGCGCTCAGCACGACGAACGTGCTGTGGGAGCCGTTTATCACCGGCCGCTACTTCCAATCCGACGAGGGCCGCCGGTATCAGCTCGGCGAGTTTGTTGCGAAGTCGAGCAAGTTCCGCGACGTTGACCGCGTTGTCAACGACGACAGCATCCCCAACATCGCGCGCCTGCTGCGCAAGTTCCCCGGATCTCGGATCGACTTCACCGCGCTGGAAGCCACGCCGACCGAGCCGATCATGATTCTGCCGGGCGACGTGCGCATGATCGGCGGTCAGCAGATGGAGTACACCGAGGACGGCGAATGGGTGCCCGCCGGCCGCGATGTTGTCGAGGCTGCGCGCGAGGCTGAGATCGTCAAGATCGGCCCGTCTCTGGCGACGCCGCACACCGCTCTGCTTGACGGTGTGACCTATCAGGCGGCTATGGACTACGTGCGCCTGCGCGTCTCTCAGGGCAACAACACCGCGACGACGATCCCGAACTGGGTCCGCACGCTGTACAGCCCGCTTCAGGCCATGGGCGAGACTGAGGCCGCTGCAAGCTGGCTGCCGATCGTCGCCGGCCTGAGCGTCGAGGAAGTGATCGGAACCCACGAAGCAGGGCGCAACTACAGCGAAGAGTTCCCGCGCCTGACTTCGACCATGGCGACGGTGTACTCCCTGTGCAAGAACCCGCCCAAGCAGCTCAGCGCCAAGGTGCGCGGCGCCATGCGCACGCTGACCTTCCACTACAGCCCGGCGGCCGGCTACTCGGCATTCTGGACGGGCAAGGCCAGCGAAGCCGCTCAGGTGGATGCCGACCGTAACCCGTATCAGGTCTACGAGGCAGTCCGCTACGGCGGCGCCGCGTCTGCGATGGCTGATGGGTTCGTGGCGATCGATGGCGTGCGCGAGGCGCTTGGCGATCGGTTCAGCATCAATGACCCCGACTGGATCCCGAACGCCGATGGCACGGGCGTTTTGCACGCCGACGACTTCTACACCGGCAACTATGGCGAGGTGCTTGCCCGGCTGAAGGCCATGGCCGGCGCCGCCGCAACGCCTGAGCTGGCGGCCAAGTTCGCGCAGTGCATGGCCGATGCCGAGTCGCGCGTCATGCGCGTCAACGTGCGCCGCATGAAGTTCGACCTGTTCACGCCCTACGTGAGCATCGAGGACAAGGTTGCGTTCATGCAGCGCTTCGTCTCGCCGTTCTACACGCTGGGCTTCGGCGATGACGGCGAGAAGCGGATCATCTGGGGCGGACGGACCGACACCGACGAGGAAAAGCTGTTCAACCGGTTCGCCTTCTACCTCTCCGGCGACAACAGCGAGAACCGATCGGGTCGCGGCTCGATCTCCCTGCTCTCGTCCAAGCTGGATATGAGCAACGAAGAGGCGTTCAAGCGCCTGATGGACATGGAGCGCACTGCCAAGGCGCAGTTCGATTCCTTTGTGAAGGCCAGCCCGTCGCTGATCGGCGCGATCGAGGCGCGATTCAGCCGCCCCGAGGCGCTGTTCTTCCGCGATCCGACGGTGGAGTACGGTCTGAACGTGCCGGGCCTGCGCACGGACACCGGCCGCACCCTGCACCCGTATCAAGGCGCCTTCGCGCGCAAGATGGCCCGCCGGTTCAACGGGGGCAACGCCTTCGACGTGGGCTTGGGAAAGACCTTCACGGCGCTCGCTTCGGTGCAGCACGTCCATAACATCGGCGCCAAGCGGTGCACGATCTTCGCCGTGCCGGGTTCAGTGCTCGGCAACTGGCGAAAGGAAGCTGCGGAAACCTATCAGTCGATCGACGACTGCCTGTTTGTGGGCCTGCGGTTCGATAAGGCCGGGCAGCCCACGGTGGACCCCGGCAAGTTCGACGAAGACCTGAACGCCATCCTGTCCGGCAAGTATCGCAAGGTGTTCATGACGCATCAGGCGTTCCAGCGCCTGAAGGTCAAGCCTGAGACGATCGAGGCATACCTGCGCGACTTCGTGCGCACCGATCTTGGGGCATCGCCGCGAAGCGAGGGCGATTTCCAGAAGCTCCAAGCTTACCTCGTTGACATTCGCAAGAAAGCGGACAAGTCCAACGCCGCCCCGTACTTCGAGACGCTGGGCGTCGATTCTGTCGTGCTCGATGAGGCCCACGTCTACAAGAACGCCCGCAAGCCGATCGGGTTCAAGTCCGCCAAGTTCCTGAGTCTGGCCGACCCTTCCGCGCTCGGCATGGACGCGCTCATGAAATGCTGGTGGCTGCGCGGCAACACCCCGTTCAAGGACGGCGTGCTGCCCCTGACCGCAACCCCGATCACGAACAGCCCGGCCGAAATCTTCACCATGCTCTCGCTTGCGAACGGCGATGACCATGTGAACGCGGCCATGGGTGGTATCACAGGCATGACCGAGTTCCTTGAGGCCATGTGCCGCATTGAGCAGCGCGAGGATCCGGACATGATCGGCGAGCGCAGCCTGTCCGAGCGCCCGCGTCGCATCTTCGAGGGCTTGGACAATCTGGGCGTGCTGCGCACCGTGCTGCACAGCACGTACACGGTCATGAGCGCCGACGAGGCGAACCTGAAGCTGCCGGAGCCCGAAGAGTCGCCTACGCGCGTGACGCTCGACGACGATACGGTTGCCGACCTGAACCTGTTCAAGCTGGCCTATCACACGGCCAAGTGCATCAATCTTGGCAAGGACAACATGATCAAGCCCGGCGGTCAGGCCGCGCTTGAAGAGGTCAAAGCGCTCACCAATGAGCCCGTCGATCTGATTGGGCACCCGTTCAACCTGATCAAGAAAATGAGCGGGCTGGTCGCAGATCGAGACTACGGCAAGGGATACACCGCCTACTCGATCACTCCGGGGCAGGAGTCCGACGCTCAAGAGCTGGTGGACGCCTTCAATGCTAAGAAGGTCAAGGAAGATCGCCCCGCGCGGCACACTCAACTCTCGACGGACGCCGAGATCATCAAGCGCAACGTCAAGAAAGACGCGGAGACGGGCGAGCAGTGGGAGACGTGGGAGGTGCACGTCAAAGCCCAGATCAAGGGCGGACGCATCCTGATCGACACGACCGACTTTGACAGCGTTGAAGTGTTTGAGCAGATCGCCGAGAAGTCAAAGGCGTCCCTCGACGTGAGCATGGGGCCGAAGCTCGCCGCGTTCATTGAGAACTTCAAGATGGAGCGCGCGAACCCCGGATACGAAGAGGTGCCGCTGCCCGATGGCACCTACGAGCGCCGCCGCCGCAAGCTGGTGAAGCAACTCGTGTTCGTCGATCTGCTGGGGCTGCAACACAAGGTCAAGCGCCTGATCGCCAAGCACTGCGGCGTCTCGACGAGCAAGATCGCCATTGTCAACGGCTCGACGGGTCGCGACGCAGAGCAGATGCAGCGCTTCCAAGACGACTTCAACGCCGAGGGCGACGAGAACAAGATCGAGGTGATCGTCGCGAACGAAAAGGCCGAAGTCGGAGCCAATTTTCAGAAGGGCACGCAGGCCATTCACCATCTGACGATTGGCTGGACGCCTGACAGCATCCACCAGCGTAACGGGCGCGGGGTCCGGCAGGGCAACCGCACGACGACGGTGCGCGTCTATCACTACGACGCCGACGGCACGTTCGATCAGTACAAGCGGCATCTAGTGGGCAAGAAAGCAGACTGGATCGGCGCGGTCATGAAGAGCGACAGCGCTGACTCAGTGCTGATCGGCGGCCAGCTCAGCGCAGAGGATGCGGACAACCTGATCGAGTGCGTTGGCGACGCAACGGCCATGGATCGCATCAATGCCATGCGCGAGGCTCGCGAGCAGGAGCGCCGGGCCGCAGACGCGCGCGCCAAACAGCTCATTCATTGGGCGACCGTCGAGGCGCAATCCAAGGTCGCGAATGAAGGCATCTCGCCGATTCTCGACAAGCGCGTCAGGGACTTGTGGGCGCGCGGCTTTGACCTGACACGCACGCTGGCCGACGATCAGGCACGGCTCAATCGCATTCTGACCAACGGCACCGAAGAGGATGCGAAGTCGAACAAGACCGCGCGGCTCAAGGCCAAGATCGCGACGGCCGAGCAGGCGCTTGCCAAGGTCGGGCGGCTGCTTGACAACGCTTTCGGTGGTCAAGTGGCCGTGCCGGGTGAGTGGGTTTACGTGGGCGGGCGAAGCCAGCAGACTCAGGAAACTCGCATGTCCGCGATCGAGTATTTGAAGCGCGAGGCATTCGCCAAGGGCTACCAGCGCATGAAGCACCGCGACGCCGAGAAGTTTGTAGGCTCGCTTCCGCTCAGCATGCGAGCCACGTCCGTACAAGAGGGCTCGGAGATCCACACGGATGCCGTCGCGGACGTGGATACGGCCGCGAACATGGTTCAGGAGTCTATTCGCTCATTCAAGGACGCGGCCAAGGAAGCCGACGGCGCGATGCACGCGGACATGATCGACGATCTGGCGACTGGCAACGCGCAGCGCATCGGCGATCGGGTGTACCGGACCGGGCAAGTAGTCGAAATCGGCGGCGGCCGGGTGCTGGGCGTTATCGGAGTCAAAACCGGGCTGTACATCCAGCGGGCCGAAGGCGCCAAGGCGGCGCCAGAGTTCCGCTTGCTGAGCAGTGCAAACCTGTCGCAGATCGATCGGGTCATTGATCCGACGGATGCCGACTACGAGCAGGCGCTACGGCGCGTTGCGGCGATCGATGATGCGGTTCTGGCCGGCGGGTTCGTCGGCAAGGGCGAAGGCATTGATCTACTGACTGACGCTCTGCCGGCGGCGGCGAAGTACCTGACCGTGAAGCCCCGCACCGCATACCGTCTGCGCGCAATCAAGCTGCCGGCGCCGTATTTCTCTCGCATCATCAGTGAGCTGCCCATGAGCGGCCTGATCGCGCGGCTGGCGGAAGAGCAGCAACAGGTGGTCGAGTCGGTCGAGGTGAGTGGTGGTTGGGGGCAGCGCTACATGGCGGCCAAGGCCGGCGGTGCGCTCGTCGGGGTTGACCTGAGCGGCGACGAGGATCGGTACACCGAGGATCTGATTGCGGAGCTGATGGCGCGCGCTGACGCTGAGAGCTACCAGTTCACGGCGGCTGAGTTCCTGAGCACTCAGCCGATGGCCCGCACCCTGCGCGATGCGATCACGAGGCGGGCGCGTACTGCCTGCCTGTCTGTCGTGGGCGAGCTGGGGGGCATGGAGTTCACGACGAAGGATGAGGCGCTGGCGTGGCTTGAGCGCCGCGCCGTGGAGTTGTGCCCGTTCTTCGATCTGGCCGGCGTGAAGTCCGCAAGCCCGCACTACTTCGGTTCGTTCGTGGGGTACGAGGCGGAGCGCGTCGCCCTGTCCCGCGTCAAGGTGGATCAGGGGCAAAAGCCGGTGCTTCCGCCGTCGCCCGCAGAGGCTGCCGGCAACATCTCCGCACTGCAACTGATCGACGAGGCGCGCGCCGTGGCCGGGCCATACTCATCCGGCAAGCTGCGCGCCGATGCCGCCGTGTTCATCAAGGACCGCACCGTTTCGACGAACAAGTTTGCGAGCGCGACGTACACCCTCAAGGACACGATCAAGGCCAAGGGTGCGATTCACGGGGGTTACGCGTGGAACGGTGATCGTGTAGGCTGGATCATTCCGCTGGCGGCCTATGAGGCGCTGGTGAACGACGAGGCTCTGATCGAGAAGATGCGCAAGATCAAGGTGGAGGCGCCCAAGTGAACGAGGCTGAAGTCATGGAGCAAAGCGTGCTGGCCGTGGACCGCAACGAGGTGGAGTCCCGGTATCAGAAGTTCATCAAGCGGTGTGCCGCGCGCGAGGTGGAGCTGATGGACGTGGCTCCGCCCGCGATGCACGCGCGCCTGATGGGTCATCTGGACGAATACGTTGCCTACGGCCCCTACTGGTACGCGTTCAAGCGCGTCATGCGCTCGGCCGGCTTCGACTACGGCCCGGCCATGGATGACCAACTCGCCGACGAGTTCAGCGTTCGCGATGCCGCCGGTAACGTGGATCCGGGGCGCACCCTGACCGCCTGCGACCTGTTCCGCGAGTTCTATTTCGAGAACTACATCAACCGGACGGCGCATTTCGTGCTCGACGCTGAAGGCGGGCGAGTGCTGCAATTGTCTGACCCGGACATGCAGATGCGCCTACAGTCGCGCCCGCCTGAGCCGCGATAGATTGGCTGCTGGCGCGGTTTTCGGAGCGCTTTCCCCCGGAAAACCGCGCCAAATCTGGCCCCGGCTCGCATCATGATCGTTGCAGCAGCGCCCGCACCGGGCGCGACGAACATCCCCCGCTGTGGCAATCATCCGCCGTTCTTTGATCTACCGCGCCCTGCGGGCCGCCGGTAGCTGGGTTTCAACTTCCGACGTTCTTGGGCGGGTTGGCGGCGTGGCGCCGCGCCGCAAAGAGAACAACCGCGTGTACGTGGCCCTGCTCGACATGAAGCGGCGCGGCTTCGCTGAATCGCGCAAGGTTCACCCCCTGTGCGTCGAGTGGCGCCTGACCGAATCGGGAAACCAGCGTGCCGACCGGTATGCGCAGCAGGAAACTGACGGCTGCTCGTAGGTCGCATGGGTGCAACCTGCGGGCGGTCCATGGTGCAAGACTTTGCCCGGCTCTGGCCGGGCATTTTTTTGCGCGGGTAAAGGCTGCCGGGCCTTGACGAATCGCGGCGGACACTAGGCAATCCGAAAGGCCGCCCATGCGACAAGTCCCCAAGCCGAACCGGTTGACTCGCGCGTTCCGAGCGCTGTTCAACATCTCTCCGAACGACATTCACGAGATCGACCATGACATCATCGCTGACCCGGTATCGATGCAGTTCCTGCTCGGTCGCGGCAAGCGATCCGCGCGCCAGCGCGAGGACATTTACGCCGACTGGCAGTTCATGCTCGGCGATCCGATCATCTCGACTGCACTTCGCCTGCACGTCACGTCCGCGCTGGGCGGCCACGAGACAAGCGGCGATCTGGTGTTCATCGAGGTAGACCCGAAGTTCGCAAAGGACGCGGCGAAAAAGAAGCTCGTCGAGGAAATCAGCGCAGACCTGTCGCCCCTGTTCAATGAGGCCGCGTTCCCGGTTGCGTTCAACGGCGCCGCCTATGGCGATTCCTATGCGCGCGTGTACAGCGCGCCGAACGTGGGCGTCACCGGCATGCTCACGGACGAGATGGTGCTGCCGCCGCTGGTTCAGCCATACCAGAAGGGCGACAAGACCGTAGGTTTCGTGGTGTCCACGGGCGGGCGCTACCAAGAGCGCCTGAACGTCACGCAGATGGCCCGCATGCGCATGCCTCGCCTGCTGTACACGCCGCAGCAGCGCATCATCGACAAGGCCATCCGCACCGCCCTGCACATCGACGATATCGACGAGCTGCCGGTGCTGCCTGCGCTGGTGGGCGGTTCATTCCTGCAATCCGCCGAAGAGCCCTACTGGAATCTTGCCAGCGCGCTCAACGGTCTGGTGGGCATGCGGGTGCTCGACTCGATCGACGAGACGCTGCTTGGGGTCAATCTGGACGGCGCGACCGCAGATCAGCAAGAGACGTTCATGAACTCGCTGGCGACCCTGCTCAAGCGATCGAAAGAGTACGCGGAGAAGGCGGCGCAAGAGGGAAAGCCGGTTCTGGGGCGCATCCGGCACCTGATCCCCATGTTCCAAGAAAAGCAGCTCGTCAACATCATGGGTAGCAATGGCGGCGCCAGCGGTGGCAAGGCGACGAGTTACACCGTCGAGGACGTGCTGTTCCATGCCAAGCTGCTCTCCGGCTCGCTGGGTATCGACCTGTCCATGCTGGGCTTCGCCGATCAGCTCTCGGGCGGGCTCGGTGAGGGCGGGTTCTTCCGGATGAGCGCTCAGGCTGCCGAGCGCTCGCGCATCCTGCGCGTGGCCCTGACCGCGTTCTTCGATCATGTGATCAACATTCACCTGATCCAGAAGAAAAACATCTCGTTCGCGCCCAATGAAAAGCCGTGGCGAGTGAACTACTACGGGGCGATTTCCGCCCTTGAGCGTGAGCGCCAAGACACGCGCATGAACGCGATGAACACCGGGCAGATTCTGGTGGGCACGCTGGTTCAGATGAAGGAGCTGGGGCAGGATGAATCCGCCTTGACCCATATCCTGCAACACGAAATGAAGCTCGACGAAGCGGCGGCCAAGCTGCTCGCTTCCATGGTCGTGAAGGCCGCCAAGATCGACCCGAATAGCGCCATGGGCGGCGGCTTCGGGGATCCGGGCGGCGGCTTCGGCGGCGGCAACGACGGCGGCGGTGGCGCTCCGCCGTTCGGTGGCGGCGCGGAGGACGAGCAGTGAATCTCCCGCTTGACCGCCTTCTGAACGAGGTTCGGGGCGCGACGAGCGCGATCGGCGCGCAGCTTCCGCCGCAAGTCGGCCCGCTCTGGGAGAGTGTCGTGAAGCGCGCGGCGCTTGAGGCGTCTCGCAACGAGACGATCAACCGCCTAAGCCGAATCCTGACGGCAACGCTGCCTTACCTGAAGTCACCCGCACAGCGGCCGGGCGAGCCCCCGGCGCCTGACGTGAGCGCGCTGCAAGACGTGCCTAGCGAGCTGACGGCTGGTATCTCCATGAACCAACTGATCAGCATGTACAAGGGTTTCGCCGCGATCAAGCACTCGCGCAAGAACCTCTGGTACATCGAGATCGAGGACGGGAGTCCCCCGCCGGGCTTCGGTGGATTGGCGGCCCTGCGGCTCAATATGTTCGCGCAGGACGTGGACTACGCCCCGTACACCATGTCCGGCGACGTGGTGCGCATCGGCAGCGCGAACATGGACGCGCTTCAGGGAACGGAGCGCGTGCAGATGCGCGTCACGACGCTGGACGATGACGTAGGGCGCATCAAGCGGTGGGCTCAGGCGAAGGCTGCGCAGATGACTCGCGCGAACGGTCTGTTCGGTGTGCCGGCCTCATACGTGTTCACGGTCAAGGTTGCGCACATGGATGTTCTCGGGGATCGCGGCATCGGATACGTCGAGCGCGTCGCAATGCGTATCGAGAACGTCGAGCTGTCGCTGAGCCGTCGCGAGCAGGCGGCCGAGGAAGTCGTGTTGAGCTTCGTTGAGTTCGACACGTTCATGGGATCGGGGGCGCAGTGATGAACGAGAGCGGTCTGCGAGCAGACAGTGACGGCTACCTGAAAGGCGAGCCGATCGACTGGGCTGACGACTTTTTGCCTCTGGTCACGTCGATCAAGGGCGATACGGCGCAGCTTGTCCGGCTGTTCCGTGACGGCGCGGCGGCGTCGCGCAAGAGCGCGGCTGCGGTCGCTTCTGGGCGCGCGCACGCATCCGCCGGACCGAGCCCGAACCGTTCGGCGGCTGCATCGATGCGCGCACGGGACGAGCTGGGCCGGTTCGTCGCACAGCGCACGGCATCTGCGGTGTCTGCCGTTCAGAGAGGCAGCGCTGCGGCGCGCGCGCACGAGGCTGCGGCTGTCGCGGCGGTGGCAGAGCAGACGGTGCGCTCTGGCCGCCGGGTGCCGCGAAGCAGTGCCGCTCAGGCGGAGCAGGCTGCGGCGGCCGAGCGTGACGCGCGCGGGCGATTCGCGGCGGGGCAGCGGCCGGGGGCGGGCGCGAGCAACGAGGGCGGGTTCTCTGGCGCTGCACGGACGCTGAACGACGCCGGCAGTTCGCTTTCGCAAGCGGCTGCTGCACTGGCAGAGCCCCCGGATATCGACCCAGCACTGGCCGCCATCTCCGAGGCCAAGCAGGCGGTTTCCGCGACGATCGACACGGCGAAGGCGATCGCCGAACCGGTGCTGGCTGTCGCCGGGCCGCTGGGGCGCGGGTTCGCGCGGATCTTCGGGCGCGGCAACCCTGAAGCCGTCGAGGAAAAGAAGCAAACCGGCATCCTGCGGCGCATGCTTCGGCTGATGACCGAAGGCGGCGGCCGGGCCGTTGCCGGGGTCGGCGGCGGGATAGGCGGGCTGCTGAGCCTGTTCCCGAACGCGGCGGGCCTGATCGGTAGCGGCGTTGCGGGTCTGGCCGGCGGCGCGGCGGGCGGCCTTTTGGCTGGCGCCGGGCGCCTTGGCGGGCGTGCTCTGGGCGGTCTGGGGCGTGTGGGCGGCGCGCTGGCCCGCAGGCTTCCGATCATCGGCCCCCTGCTTGCGGCTGGCATCGTTGGGGCTGATGCATTCGACAGCTCGTTGCCGACGGCTCAGCGGCGCACAGCGGGGTTCCGCGCAGGCGGCACGCTGGCCGGCGGCTTGGGCGGTGCGGCGCTGGGTATGGCGATCGGCACGGCACTACTGCCGGGCATCGGGACGGTCGTGGGCGGCATCGTCGGCGCGATGGGCTTGGGCTACGTCGGAGAGACGATAGGCCGCGTCACGGGTGAAAGCTGGGACAAGATCGTCTCCACGGTCAGCGGGGCGTGGGATCGCGGCATCAAGGCGTTCGATCAGTACGTGATCGAGCCCGGACGCAAGGCGTTCGAGGTGCTGACCGAGTTCGTCATGAACCTGCCGGGCGTGCAGGCCGGGCGCTGGCTGGCGAACAGGACAGGGCAGGCGATTGATCAGGCGCGAGATGTGGGCGGCCGGGCAGTTCAGGGGGTGCGCACTTTCGCCGGCAATGCAGCAGACCGCATCGGCGCGGTCATGGGCTGGAATCGCGCGGATGCCGCGACGCAGCAGGCCATTCGCGAGGCGGCGGCGGCCGTGGGCGTGGATCCCGCGCTGCTTGCCACGATTGCGAGCAAGGAATCGAGCCTCAATCCGTCGGCGCGCGCCGGAACGTCGAGCGCGACGGGCCTGTTTCAGTTCGTCGATCGCACGTGGCTGGACACGATCGGCGAGCACGGGGCGAAGCACGGGATCAACACCGCCGGCATGACCCGCGAGCAGGTTCTCGCGATGCGCACGGACCCGCGCGTGAGCGCGCTGATGGGCGCGGAGTTCCTGAAGGCCAATATGGGCAAAGTGGGCAGCAGCCCGCAGGCCGCGTATCTCGCGCACTTCTTGGGTGCTGGTGGCGCGAGCAAGGTGCTAGGCGCCGGCCTCAATACTCCGATCGAGCAGCTTCTGAGTGCCGAGCAGATCAAGGCGAACTCGTCCATCTTCGCGAGCGTTCGCACGGCCGGCGACCTTCAGAGCTGGGCCTATCGGAGCATGATGAACCGGTCTGGCGGCGCGCTTGGCCTGCCGGCAATGACCATGGAGTCCATGCTGTCAGCCAAGCCGCAGGCGCTGGCCGTGCCCACGATCCCGCCGGTCGTGGCGGGCGGCGGGTTCGATCAGCTCAACAGCCAGAAGCCGCGCAGCGTGGTGCTGCTGCCGGCGCGCGACAAGGCCAGCCAGAACGTCAGTGACCGGTCGATTGCCCATATTGCGACCGGGGGAATTGGGCAGTAGCTGGTAGGTGTTTAGCCTGAACCCCTCCCCTAATTTCTGGATAAAGTGAACAAAAATTCAACCGTGAGCCGGGGTGGCGTGTAGCATTTCGATGACAAAAAAGTACAGCGAAACTTGATATGACGCTCTCCAATGCAGAAGTGGCTACGCCCGCCGTTCTATTTGAGTCAATTCGATCCCGTGCCGGAAGGGTGCAATCGGTTGCCGCCCTGTGCACTCAGGTGGCTCGCGGGCACGGCGACGAGAACTTGGCCGACACCCTTGAGCTTGTCTCCGAGCAAATCGAGCTGGTTCTCGCGGAGCTTCGGCGTCTTCAGGATGCGAGCTTGGCTACGACGTATCCAGAGCTGACGCGGGCAGCCTGAGCGTTTCGGAAAACTCAGGCCGGGCGCAAGCAAAGGGCAAAGAGACTGATCGGAAGTGCCGACGGGCACAGAAAGGCCGATCATGTCGAACGTCCAACCCCCTGAGTACCTCAAGAACTTCTACACGCAGTCTCGCGCGCTTGGCGACAAGGCGATCAGCTCTGACGCCACGTTCGAGCCGGTCGGCTTCGAGAGTCTGTACCTGCTGATCAAGCAGTTCCCATGGCCTGTGGTGGCGCCGCAGGGCGAAATCGAGGTGGCGATGCCGCTGGGCTCCGCCGCGTGGATGGCGCAGCAGGTTCGCACCAATCATCAAGGCCAAATCGCCCTGACCGAAACCAAGACCGGCGCCGTTGACCGGTTCTTGCGTGAGGTCGTGGCGCGCAATGGCGGCCGGTTCGATGCCGTGGTGTACGAGGGCACGCCGGATCGCTTCGTGCGCGGCGTGCGCATTCGTGACGCCTTCTTTCAGGCGGACAACCCGGATCGCGACTGGGAGAACCGCTCTCAGATCGTGCTGATCACCGGCACGCTGTTTTTCCACTACTTCGGCGAAACCGTACCCGGCAACGCGCCCGCAGTCTAAGCAGGGTTGACCATGACCCTGCAAGAGCTGGTCGACGGTTTCATTGAGAGCCGGGCAACCGGCGGGCTCTCTCTGGATCCCGCTGAAGTGCTCGGGCAGGCGGTGCGGGCGGCGCGCAAGTTCGCCGCCTACTCGCGCTTCACAACGCCCCCTGACGGCTGGACGGCAACGTCCCGCCCTCTGTCGTCGATCAATGAAGGGCTCAGTCTCACGGCGTCCGAATGGGGCGTGATCGAGCCCCTGTTCGTGGCCTACACGGATCACGAGAACGCGCTACGCCTTGAGGCAACTCGCGGGCTCGGTCTGGATGTGTTTGGCCGCAGTGCGTCCGAGATTGCGCAGCAAATCGAGACGCTTGAGCGCGAGCTACCCAAGGCCGCGTTCTCTGCAAAGCCGGTCAGCATCGGGTTGCCTGACGAAGAGGTGTAACCCATGCGCATCGAGCTGCAAGACGGGTCGGTGCTGGCTGGGGATTCGCTGATCAGCGCCATTCACCGGACAGACCTGACGCCCGTCCCCGCGTCGGTCGAGCTTGAGGTGCGCGACACGGATGCGGTGGTCGAGCAGCTTCAAGAGGGCGCCACGTTCAACGCTGGGTTCGATGGCGACGCCTTCCGCGTAATCAAGGTCGAGCGCAGGCGTGACGGCGCGATAGTGCAGGGCGATACCGATGTTCGCGGCGCGCGGATCACGGCTCTGCTTGATTCGTGTCACCAGATCAGCTTTCGCCGGCAGCAGGCCGTCGGCCTTGAGAGCACGAGCATGGCGCGCGTGTATCGCGCGTGCGGGGCAACGGCACCGGTAGTCGAGGACTTCGCGGTGCAGCGCTTCGTGTGTCTGGCAGGCGAGGTGCCGAGTTTTGCGGTAGCCCGCGCGCTTCAGGAAGAGGCGGCCGTGGCCCGGCTGTCCGAGTCAAAGCTGCGGTTCTCGCGCATCGCCGATCTGCCCGGCCAAGAGCCAGTCAGCCGCATCGAGCGCGACGAGGCAGAGAACGTCGAGAGCGGTTTCCTTGAGCGCCAGACGGTGCCATGGTTCTTCAGCACGAACAGCAGCGGGGCTCAGGTGTTTGGCGATCGATCGCGGCCGCGCGTAGCTGCATTCCTGCCGCGCACCGGGCCGCGCCAGCTCAACAACATGACGCGGGCTCTGGTGCTGCGCAAGGTTGTGACCGGGCGGCTGGCGGCTCACATCAATGCAGGCGATTGCGTCTCCGTGGCCGGCGAGCCCTTCGTCGTGATCACGGCCGCGCACGTCGTTGAATCCGGCTCCGACGGCGGACCGGCAAACCAGTATTCGCGCCTATGGCTGGGAGTGGTCGAGTGAATCTGACGGGCAAGTTCCCCGCAACCGTCGAGAGCTACGACGCGCCAAAGCGCACCGCGCGCGTGCGCATCGATGGCCTGACCGATGGCGCCGCAGTGCTGCCAGAGGCATCGTTCCTGTACGGCTTTGGCGACAAGTCCGAGCACACAGAGGTTCGAGTCGTGCCGGGCGACCGGGTGTGGGTTGAGTTCCACGGCGGAGACTCCCGGCACCCGATCATCGTCGGCTACCGGCCAAAAGAAGAGGGCAACGCACTGGGCTGGCGCCGCTTTCATCAGGACAACATCGAGGTCGAGGCGCTGACCGGCAAAGCGCGCACGCTGGCCGCCGAGCGCGTCGAGGTCGAGGCGCCGACCGAGCTGGTAAAGGTCGATCAGCAGATCACGCAGGCGCGCAACAAGGTCGAGCTGAACTCCCCGCTGACCAAGATCACGGGCGTTGCGCAGGTTCAGGGGCCGCTTCAGGCGCAGGGCGGACTTGTGGCCACGGGCGGGGCCGGCGGCGGCGCGGCGGCGGCAATCAACGGCCTTGCGTCGATCACTGGCGCGCTGGCGGTTGTGGGTTCGATCACGCTCAACGGCCAGCCTATCAACCCCGGTGCGGGCGGCGGCGTCAGTTCTGAGCGGGTTGACGGCATCGAGAACAGCCTGAACGGCGAGATCCAGAACCGGATCAACGGGCAAAGCGCGAACGCGGCGGCAGCGGCAGCAGCGGCGGCGGCGGCGGCGGCGGCGCAGGGTACCGCGAGCGCGGCGCAGATCGGTGCGGCAGCGGCAGCGGCGGCGGCGGCGCAGCTTCGCCTTGAAGTTGACTCGATCAACCCTCTTGTGGCGCAGATCCCATCGCTGTCCACCTCGCTGAACGTCACGACGAATCTGGCGCAGTCCACGGCACAAGGGCTGACCGACGAGATTGCGGCGCGCGCGGCGGCTGACGGCGTTCTCAATTCGTCGATCAACGCGCTCACGTCGACGGTCAACACCGATCGCGCGAACACCACGGCCGCGATCAGCACGGTTTACACGGCGTTCGCGGCGGCCGATACGGCGATCAGCGGACGAATCGACGTTCTCACGGCGTCGAGCCAAGCCGGAGCGCTGAACCTTGACCCCGACCTGACGAGCTTCGCGGAGTTCTGGCAACTGGGAACCGGCGCGACTCCGGCGCGGGTTGCGGGATCATCGCCCGGTCGCTTCGCCTTCCGTAGCGTGGTTGAGAGCTGGTTCCACGAAAAGAAGTGGATCCCCTACATCAACGGGCGCCGGTATCGCGCTCGCATCCGCGCGCGTCGGATCAATGGCAGCGACGGCACGCTGTACCTCGTTGTTCGGTTCCGCAAGGCGGACGGCAGCCCCGCGCCCGTGCCGGGGCAATCCGGTTTTTGGGAGTTCTACCCGGTCGTCAATCAGAACCCGACAAGCAACTGGACAGACTACTCGGTTGAGTTCGGCGCCGGGCTGTTCGCGATCCCGACCGATGCCACGGAAATGACCATCGGCTGCATCTCGCAGCACGGCGGCACCGTCGGCGGGATGGAGGTCGAGCAGATTCGCCTTGAGGACGCGGAGCTGGCGCGCAGTGTTGCCGAGCTGAATGCGTCGATCACGACGGTCAATCAGGCGCGCGTAGATGGCGACAACGCGCTCGCTTCGCAGATCACCAGCCTTCAGAGCACGGTAACGAACAACAACTCGACGCTCACCAGTCTGATCAACAGCGAGTCCACCGCGCGCGCGACTGCCGTAGGCGCGCTGGGCCAGAGAATCGACACCATTGCGGTGTCGAGCCAATCGGGTGCACTGAATCGCGACCCCGGACTCACCAGCGTGTCGGAGTTCTGGGACGTGCAGATCGGCGTCGCGCCTACGCGCGTGCAGGGCTCCGCCGCCGGCCGCTTCGCGTTCCGGGCCACAGGCGTGAGCTGGATCACGGAAAAGGTGCGCATCCCAGTGCAGCAGGGCACGACGTACCGGTTCCGATGCAGGCTGCGGCAGGCGCCCGGCGGCAACCGCTTCGCATACCCGGCGATCCGCTTCTACAACGCGGCAGGCCAAGAGCTTGATACCGCTGGGAATGTGATTTCCGGCGGCGCGTGGTCGTTCTACCCGTTCGGCAACGTCATGCCCCCAGCCTCGTTTCAGGAGTACACGACGACGTTCGGCGCGCAAGGGCAGGCGATTCCAAGCAACGCTGTCGAGATGGCGTTCGGCATCGGGCTGATGGATGCGGGCACGGCCGGCGCGTGGATGGAGGTGGAGCAGCTTCGCCTTGAGAACGACTCTCTGAGCAAGGCAGTGGCGGACCTGAGCGCATCGATCGCTACGGTCAACCAAGCGCGCGTCGACGGCGATTCGGCCAACGCTGCACAGATCACCAGCCTTCAAGCGGGCCTGAACGCGGGCGAGTTTGTTCCTAACCCGATGTTCATTCCGAGCGCTGGAATCTGGCCCGCCGGGATGATGCTCGATCGGACCGCATCGGGCGTACCCGCTGGGGCGCCCGCCATGTACGTGCTGAGAACGACTCAGCGCGACACCGTTCCGTTTGTCATCTCCGGCGAGACGCTGGCGCGCTACGGCGCCGTGCCGGGTGAGGTGTTCGACTGCGAGGTTTGGGTGGGTGCAAACGTCGCGCCCGGCGTTCCCTGCGGCATCCTTTTTTACATCTACAACAGCGCCGGAACGATTTTCAGCACCCCGGCGGTTGCCGTTGGCGCAGCTTCGGCAACCGGTTGGACGAGGGTTACAGGCACGTTCACCGCGCCGGCTGGAACTACGCTGATCCTTCCCGTCATGTGGATCGGCTACAGCGGCGACGGCTCGAAAACCGTGTACTTTGCCGCGCCCACTGTGCGCCGAAAGAGCGCCGCGCTGGGGGCTGTCGAGGTCACTGCATCTACGGCGGTCACGAACGCGGCGAACGCGCAGAGCCGAGTCGCGACCGTCGAGAGTAACTACACCATCAAGGTGCAGGCGCGCTCTGACGGGCGGCAGGCGGTCGCGGGTATCGGCATCAACGCCAGTGCCAGCGGCACGTCGACCCAAAGCGAGGTCGTAGTCATCGCAGACCGATTCTCGGTCGTTCGGCCGGGTGACGTGAACGAACCGCTCCGACAGGTGTTCACCAGCGGGGTTGTGAACGGGCAGGACACCACACTGATCAATGGCGCGCTCGTCGTCAGTAGCGGCGGCACGAACCTGCTGCGCAACCCGACGTGGCTCAACGGGCAGACCGATGGATGGGGTATCGGATGGGATTGGGGTACGTGGAGCGGGCAAAACACCAGCACCCCGCAGTACGGCATTTTCAACTCCGACTATCGATTGAATGGCAATGAAACGGGATACATCCTCAAGCCCGGCTCGTTCAATCAGGCCGAAGCTGCGCTCGACCTATACAGCTCGCAGTTCCCGGTGCAGCCGGGCAAAACCTATCAGGCTCAGGCGCTGGTGAACCCGCATCGAGCGCTCGCGGTTCTCGGCCTGATCTTCTATGACGCGAACGGGAACGGGATCGTTTGGGGAGTGCTTGGGGGCGGCACCGCTCAGGTTGATAGCATCGGCACGACTGCCACGCGGCTCTCACAGTACGCCCTGATCTACGGGACTGCGGTTGCCCCAGTGGGAGCGGTCAGGGCGGCTGTCATGCTTGGCATGCGCCGTAGCAACGTCGGTGCGACCAACGATCCCTACCTTTTCATGGCGCGCGTTGCGTGCAACGAGGTGCCCCCCGGAACGACCCAGCCTGTGCCATGGGATGCGGGGCCGAACGGTGTACTGATCGATGGTCGCGGCGTGGTCGCGAACACGATCAAGGCGGTCAGCATCGACGGCACGAACCTCGAACTGAGGGACGGGAACGGCGTCCCTTACTTGTCTGCGACGGTGCAGCTTCCCGCTCGGTATGCGTCGAGTCAGCTCCGCCGGAACCAGATCGACACAAGCTGGTGGGCCACAAGCGCGAACCCGACGGATCGTTGGCAGATCAACGCGGGCGAGAACACGTTCGTGAACACTGACGGCCCTGACGGTCGAAACGTCACTGTCTGGCGCGCGCGCGAGAACACGACCAATGCGAATCCGGGCGGCGGGTGGGACAACAGCTATGACACGGAGAGTACGAATAACTTTCGCGTAAACCCGAATCGCAAGTATATGTTTGCAATGTATGTGCGACGGCTTGATCGGGAAACTACGGCTAACTACTGGGGTTTTCAGTCAAGCGCGGGCGGTGGGCGAAATTCGTCCGGGGCGTTCGAGAGCAACCCATATTTCACTGTTTTTCAACTGCCGATAGTCGGGCGCTGGTATCTGATGGTCGGGTACGTTTACCCGGCGGGGGCGAGCTTCCCTGCGAACGAAGCAGCCGGGATTTACGACTGCGTGACCGGAGAACGCGTTGTGCCCGGAACGAATTTCCGGTGGGAGGCTGGCACAACTTCAGCCAGCACCCGCGCCTACCAGTATTACACCCCGATCAACTCGCGATCTGATTTTTACGCCCCGGCGGTTTACTTGTGCGACGGCAGTGAGCCGGAGATTGCTGATCTGTTGCCCGTGGTGCCAAGCGGTGCCGGCGGCAACCTGCTGCGCAATCCGTCGTTCCTGAATGGTGACACGTCGGGCTGGACAACGCTGGGCACGGGTTTGCTGGTTTGGGGGGATGGAACCTATAGGTTGAACGCGAATGAAACGGCCTATATGGTCAACGGTGCGACGTTCGCGCTTGGCGCCTACGTTGCGGATGCAATCGCGGTACCCGGCTACGGGACGCCCGCAAACCATATCCAAGTCACGCCGGGCCGATCCTATCAGTGGCAGCTTCTAGTGAATCAACATCGGTGCTCGTGCGCGCTGGGGGTTAACTTCTTCAACGCGGCCGGCGGTCTGGTGCAGCAAGTGATTCCAAATGCTGGGGGCACGAACGGGCAGAGCGCGCGCGTAGTGGGAACGGGCAACCCAAGCATCAACAGCACTACTGACGACGGCGACGCGAACTCTGAGAGCAGGTACACGCGCCTTTGGATGACGGTCACGGCGCCGGCCGGGGCGACGAACGCGGCGCCGTTCGTGACAATGTTCGGGTCGGGCGACAGCAACCCGTACCTGTTCATGACGCGCGGGAAGTTCTGCGAAGTGGCGCCGGGGACCGTGCAGGCCGTGCCGTTCGATGCGGGGGCGGGCGGATTCCAAGGCGTGCCCGCGCTTCGAGACAACAACGTGGGCGGTCTGGTGCAGATCACGAACCTGCGCGCACTGAACGCAAACATCGGCGTCTTCGAGCAGGTTGGCGCAGATGGCCGGATGCGCATTCAGGACGCGCGCATGACCGCCCTCAATCTCGCCGGCACGGTCGAGCTGGCGCGCTTCGGGATCCTCTGACATGCCGGCCGGGATCGAAATTCGACGCGCGGACGGGCGCCTGATCATGGACACGTCCGATATTGGCGGGCTCGTCGCCGTGCTGATTCAGGTGCCGCAGGGTACCGGCACCACGACGCAATCGCTCAGCGCTCTTGTCGGCACCACGGTGCAGGTTGTGAACAACGATGGCAGCGCGCAGCAGGGGGTGACAATCAGCTACCCCGGAGGGGTGCCTACGGTTGCGGTGGCGCAAAGCTCGACGGAAGCGCGCAACATCATGGTCATGGTGGAGTAGCGCATGCCCTATGGTGTACGTGTTCGCAACGGGGATCAGAAGCTGCAAATCGACGGCCGCGCCCGCTGCTTGCATCGCCTGAACCCGTCCGGGTTTCTCGGCATTGGGGTGATCACCGATCTGGGCGCTGATCCTGCGCGCAACTACGGGCGCCGATGGCGCGCGAGGTTCTTCGGTTCGCAAACCTATGTCGACGAATACTTCATCATCGGCGTGCCCCTGATCTTGGGCGGCGCCGTTGATGCTGTGATCACGAACTTCTCGCGCACCTTCGATGGCGGCGGGTTCTATCAGTTCTCGGACATGGATTTCACCGTCCGGGCAAGGAACTCCAACGGCACGGCCGCAGTTCCGACGCCGCAGATTTTCACGTTCGCCTCTGGCGTTCGACAGGCTCCCGCAGGGCTTGAGGTTCGAGCGGAGGCGGCAAACTTGCCAGCGGGTGCGAATCAAGTCGCGTTCGACTCGACGCGCCTTCCGCTGTCGATCCGCAGCAAACACCAGTTCGGCACCAGCGCATCGAGCGCAACGATCCCCAACGTCGGCAATCTGGTGCAGCCCGCCGTGATCGGTGCAGTCGGCAGTTTGGCGGTTCAGAACTGGCAGTATTACGTCGAGCCAGACCCGCCGTTCACCCCCGGCGGGATGACGCCTTACACGCTGAACACGGCGGGCGGATGGACGCTGACGGCGGGAGGGGTGCTGTCGCGCGACCCCTACGCTTTCCCCGATTCAGACCCGTTCGGCGGGAGCTTCGTCAGCAACGGCGCCGCGACCTATCGGAGCGCGCTCGCCATGATCTACGACTATTGGAGGTACGCCTGATGGCGCTGAAAGTCACTATGCCGACGCGGTACGGCATCCATGCTGAGTATCACCGTATCGTCTATGTCGAGGACGATCTGATCCCGCCAAACCCGAATCCGGGCGTCAAGTCGGGAGTCACGCGGATCAAGGTGGGCTGGTACATCAGTGAAGAGGCCCGGCGTTCGGGTGCGCAGCCGCTGGATTCGTCCGAACTCTGGTTCGCCGATCTGCCGCCGAAGGTGCGCGCCGCGCGCGACGCGTACATGGCCGCGCTCTACGAGATGCTGGCCGAGCCGCCGCCAGACTGGACGCACAGCGCGCCACGGCTGGACCCCGCCGGCAACGAGATGACTGTGCAGGAAACGATGCCTCACCCTGCATTCGTGAATCACTACAACAACGCGGAAGGGGTTTGACATGGGCATGATCAAGCGCATTGAGCTGCCGACCGGCGCGGCGGCAACATATCACCGCATCGAGAGCATCGCGCACAGCTACCGGCTCACCGACGAGCAGAAGGCCGCCGGCCTACGATCGATCGCTCAGGTGCAGATCGGCAGCTACTTGGATCGCGACGCGGCGCGGCGCGGGGCTCAGCCGTTCACTCCGGACGCACCGCTGGCGCCCGGCGCGCGCGTCGAGATCCCGGTGGGCGTAGCTGACGCTGACGTGCGCGCCTACGTGTACGCGCGCCTGAGCTTGCCGCGTCAGACGTATCCAGTACCCCGCACCGTTCCAGTGATCGACGAACGGACTGGCAATCAGCTTCTCGACGACAACGACGAGCCGGTGACTCGGACGGAACTCATTCACCTACCCGTGGGCATTGCCCTGCCGTGGGAAGGCGCTGAGTCCGACGAAGACCCCGCTCCGACGAACGGGTAAAGCAAGCAGCCTCGCGAGATTCAGAGCCCCATGATGGGGCTCTGTTCGTTTGGGGCTCGCCATGAAAAACCTGCTATTCGACTTCCAAGCCCTCGGTGCCGCGAAGGACGCCGCGCTCAAGAAAGCGGTAGCCCTGTTCACCCGGTCCGGTGCCGTCGTCGTGCAGAGCGACGTAGATCAGCGCCTACAGCGCGTTGCGGGTATCACGTTCCGCCGCGTGCACTTCACTTTTGCCGACGGCCAGACTGTCTCGCTGGGCGTGAAGCAGACCGGCGACGTGTTTCAGGCGCGCGTCAACGGCAAGGACGTGCCGATCAAGGATCAAGACGATCACGCCGCCGCGATTGCCGAGCTTGTTGCTCGCATGGATCGCGGTCGATCCAAGTTTCAAGCGGCCCTAGCTCGCACGAAGGTTGTCATGCCCACCGGCCTCAAGTCCACGCTGACCATGAAGGAAAAGGCGCTTCGCGACAAGGTTGCGGCACTGACTGAAGCCGTGGCCGCCGCGCGCGAGCAGCTTGCAAGCATGCAGGCGGCAGGTGCTTGACAAAACCGGAAAAGCAACGGCCGGGGTGCAAACCGCAACAGAAAAATGATCTTGCCGTCGCGGGTGCCATTGGGCGGTTAAGCCCGCCCGCACTGTGTAACTCCAACTCTCCGCAAGGAAGGTAATCATGAAGCCGATCTACGCAATGAAGGAAACCCGCGAGGTTGCCCAGTTCGTTGACAACCTCGCCGCAGCACGCGCTGACGGCGGTGGCGCCAAGGCCGTTCTCGATTCCGTCAAGAACGACCCCAAGGTGTCCGCACCCCCAGTAGTTGAGGCGCTGTTCAAGCGCACCGACGAAGACTCCCATGAGCGCATTCTCGATGCAGTGCAGGCCGGTGTGGACGCCTACAAGCGCGAGCATGGTGTCGAGCCGACCGCCGATCTGATCGAGGCCGCCCTGCATCAAGGCGTCGCCATGACGTTCAAGGACGAGGATCTGGTGACGGGTCGCGCGGCTCTGGACTCGGCGAACAGCTTCGCCCACGACCAGATGAGCCTACAACCGAACCGCGCGATCGTCGCGATCGTTTCGGCCATCTCTGAGGGCATCCCCTTCGCCGGCTACCTGCCGACCGATATCGGCTCCAACAAGTCGATCCTCGCAATCCTGACCCATCAGGCCGGCTCGAACATCGGTTCGTACCGCGTCGGTGGCTCTATGGACGGCATCGCATCCGGCCGCCCCTACGCCGCTGGCTCGCGCTATATCGCCGGCACGATCGACGGCCCCCGCACTGGCATCACTGCCAGCATCACCGAGCAGCTCAGCGTGACCGACCCGATGGCAACCGCCGCCGGCTCGAACGTGCCCCTGCTGCGCGGTCGCTCGATCGTGTACGTGAACGGCCTGATCGCTGCTCGCGAACTCAGCGCAACCGGCTCCGGCGCATCGTCCGTCGGCGGCTCCGCAGTGATCGCCGGTGCGACCTACACGATCGGCGGCACGATCAACACCACGACCGGCGCCGTCGCGCTGACCGCTACCCCGGCCCTGCCTGCTGGTGTGACGGTGGAAATCGAGGTGTTCCTGAACTTCGAGGCAAACCCCTCGCTGCTGACCCCGCAGCTCATCACGAACGTGGACACGTTCGAGCTGTATGCGAACGCATGGCGCATCGTGACCACGACCACGATCGATTCCACGACCCAGCTCAAGAACGAACTGGGTCTGGATGATCAGTCGGAGGCTCTGATCGCTGTTCGCGGCCAAGTCGCCAACGAGCGTTTCTACGACGCACTGCGCAAGATGTACCGCATCGCCAACCGCAACGCGCTGACGGCCTACAACTTCAACTTCTCGGGTCAAACCGGCTTCAAGAGCCGCGACGAGATGTTTGCCGACTTCCAAATGATTCTGGGTGAAGTCGATCAGAAGATGGCTGAAGACACGATCGATCACGGCGTCACGCACCTGTTCGTGACCCGCTCGATGGCCGCGACCATGCTGGGCTTGGGTAGCGACAAGTTCGTGCCGAGCGGTGTATCCGCCCGCCCCGGCATCTTCCGTGTCGGCCGCTTGTTCAACAAGTACGAGGTGTACTACTGCCCGCAAGTTCTGACCGAATCCGGCGGCGGTGCAACCACGGAAATCCTGTGCGTCGGCCGCAGTGCGCAGACCGCTCGCTGCCCGATCATCCTCGGCGATGCCGTGCCCCCGACCTTCATGCCGCTGGCCTTCACCCGCGAGATGAAGTACGAGAACGCCATGTACGCCCGCAACTACACGTCGGTGAACCCGCACCAGCCCAGCGCCCTCGGCGCCGCGCTGATCCAAGTCACCGGCCTGAAGTAACCGGGTCTGCCTGAGTCGCAACTAAACGGGAGTACGAGCATGGCACAAGGAAAGACCAAGGCCAGTGCACCGGCTCCCGCCCCAGCCCCCCAAGCGGGGGAGGGTGCGGGTGAGGTGGACAAGGCTGCTGAGCAGGTCGCTGCTGAGCAGGCTGCGGCGGACCAAGCTGCTGCTGAGAAGGCTGCCGCCGATCAAGCTGCTGCCGAACAGGCCGCAGCCGACAAGGCCGCTGCTGAGCAGGCAGCAGCCGAACAGCAAGCGGCAGGCGCAGAGCCCGAAAGCGAGCCGGAGCCCGGTCCGCTGACGCGCTGGATCCAAAACAACCTGCCCGTGGCAATGGTTGAGCCCGTTACTCGAACGTTCGTAGCGCCGTATCAGACGGTGCGCGTCGAGTGCGAAAGCGAGGCGCAGATCGAGGCGGCGGTAGCGAACTGCGCGGCTCTGACCGAGCTGAACCGCTGGGCGGACGGGGAAGGGCTGACCGTACTGGATCAGGCTCCGGAAGCTCAGTAAATCACAGCCCCGCACCGGGGGAGGTAGAGGAACATGCAAGCATTTGTCCGACAGCTCGGCGCACAGCCGGGCGTTCAACTCAATCCGGTGCGGGATGCAACCGATGGCATTCTGTCCGGCAACGGCGATCAGGTTGTAGCCCTTGTCGGCCGGTTTTCTCGCGGGCGAATCGACCGGGCTTTCAAGGTCGATCTGTCCAATCTGTTCGCCAAGGTCGGCAGCCCCGAATCTCTGGTGGCGAGCGCGCTGAACGAGGCGCGAGTTCAAGCCTACGAAGCTCTGCGCAATGGCGCCGTTGAGGTGCTTGTTTCGCGCATGGTGCCCGCTGCGGCTGCCCTGCAATGGGTCAACTTCACCAGTGCCGCAACGAGCACGTTTGGCGTGTCCGCCACGGCATCCGGCTCTGCAACCCTGTCGGTGCTGCATCGCGGCTGCCACAACGATGGTATCCGCGTGCGGGTGCATGCCGATCAGGTTGAGAGCCCGCCCGGCACGCCCGTGGCTTCCAAGCTCGTGCGTGTTCAGGTGCTCGATGCGGCCGGCGCCCTGCTGTATGACCTTTCGGGCTCGCTCGACCCCACGGCCAAGGACGACTACCAGCAGAGCAACTACCTGCCTGACGTGGCCGCGCGCTATGCCGGCGACGATCTGGAAATCAGCGTCCCAGCCAATGCGAGTGTCGCTGTGGCGCACGACGCCTACGGCCGCGACGGCAACGGCGCCGACAAGTGGGCATCGTCCACGGTGCAGAGCTATTTCAGCGAAGGCGGCACGACCTACGCGAACACGGATTACGACCGCGCCGTGAATGCGCTCAAGTCTTCGACCGACGATTTCGGCTACATCATCACTGGCGGTTCTGCTGCCGTGCCGCTGCTGACGCGTCTCGCGCAGCTCGGCTATGACACGAACACGCAAGTGCTGATCGACGTACCCGGCACGCTCGGCGTCACGGCCGCAATCGCGTTCGTGGACTCGCTGGGGATCGACAGCCACTACGCTCAGGCGTACTGGGCTCCCCTGCGGGCTGACGAGCCCCTGACCGGCGGCCGGGCGGTGTACGGCACGGCCGGCGCTCAGGCGGGCATGCGCTGCCGCCGGAACGCTCAGACGAACAACTACGGTTTCGCCCCCAAGAACTTCCCCGTCGCGGGCAAGGACTGGGCGCTGGCCCGTTCTGGTGTTCGCCAGACCGTGACACTGACTGATGCTGAGCGCGACGCTTTGGCGCGCGCCAAGATCAACCCGGTGATCTTCGAGTCCTACAACGGCGGCGGGCGCTTCGTGTTCTCCGACAGTCTGACAATGGCAAAGACTCAGGTGAGCTATCGCAAGCTGATCGCAGTCGCCGAAATGTCCTCGACTCTCGATGATCTGGTGGCGAAGTTCGGCAAGGAATGCTTGCAACTCCCCATGGATCGCGCCATCAAGCGCATGAACGAGTTCCTTGACCGCACCCTTGAGGCTGCGCAGGCAAGTGGCTGGCTCATGCCGACCGACGAGCTGAACGGCGCGGCGTACACCTTCGAGGCGAAGCCGAATGCCCAACAGCCCGCCGACCGCATGGACGTTGCCTACTGGGCTCGCTTCGACGGCACGGTGCGCGCAGTGTTCATCCAACAGACCATCACGCCGTAATCCATCGGCATTCACTCAACGGAGCTTCAAATGCAGAACCATCCCCATGCCGAAGTGCTCCGCGCCGCATTGCAGGCCGGTGCCAAGGACGAAGCAAAAGACCAGACCAAGGCCACGCTCGACAGCGCCGACGAAGGCGGCACTGTGAGCCCGGCCATGGTCGAGGCCGCCAATATCCGCACGCTGGCCGTGGCGAGCGTGCAGGAATGGTGCGAAACCGGTGATCTTGAGGGCGAAGAGGGTTCGGCTGATCGACTGATCGCCATGCTCATCGGCATCGCCGACGAGAACAAGGACGGCGAACTGTCCGAAGACGAGCAGGAAGTCGCCGGGATGGCGATGGAGGCCGCCGCCGACTACCTCGCCAGCAAGGGCGTGTCCGACGAGGATCTGGACGCGCTGTTTGGCGACGATATCGCCGCATCCAACTCAGCCGGCGATCGCATCTGCGAGTGGCTTAAGGAAAAGCTGCCCGACGGTGACGCTGCCGACGAAGAGTTGGACGGCTTCACCTTCGACGCCGATGCGCTGAGCCCTGCGCTCGACGCGGTGTACAAGAAGCGCTTTGCAGTGCGCGCCGGCCGCAAGGTCATCGTGCGCAAGCGCGTGAGCGGCACCGTGCGCCTGAGCGCCGCCCAGAAGGTTGCGATCCGCAAGGCTCGCATGAAGTCGCAGAGCGCGGGCGCCCGCATGCGCCGCATGAAGTCCGCCAAGCTCTCGCGCAAGATGGGCCTTTCGGCCTGATCTTGGCCGGTAGCCCATGACAGCCGCCGCTCAGACGAACCCGGCCGCTCGCGTGCTGGGTAGCGACTGGGGGCGGCTGTCTGACCATCTGCTCGCGTACTTCACGCCAGTGGATGACAAGGGCGCCCCGATTGCCGGTGAGCCGCAGGTACGTGCGCCGCTCTCTGAGGGCAACGTCGAGGTTTCCCTGAACTGGCAAAGCCCGTTCGAGCAGAGCAGCCCAGACACAAAGGCGCCGGCCATCTCCGCCATGATCCAAAGCGGTCAGGTGGAGCTTGTAGTCGCGGCGCTGACGCGGATTGCACCGGGCGACGATCAAGCGCAGTGGAAGCAGGATTTGCGAAGCGGCACCGCCGGTCTGGCCGACTCTCTGCGCGGGAGAACGTCGATCACCAAGATCAACTCTCGCCAGATTTTCAGCGGCATGCCGCCGATCAAGTTCACGATCACGGCTCATTTCCGCGCCTATCGAGACGCGCGCAAAGAGGTCGAGCAGCCGATCGATCAGCTTATGCGGTGGGCTCTGCCGAAGAAGCTCTATGCCGACGGCATCCTGAACTCGCTGGCGGATCCGGGTGCGACGAGCAGCGCGACGGAGTTCATTCGCCGGCTGTTCCCCTCTGAAGCTCCGACGCTGATCGGCTTTCGCTACGCCGGACGCAACCTGTCCCCCATGGTCATTGAGAGCATCGGCTATCCGATCGTCGCACCGCGCGGTGATCGTGGCGATCTGCTGACCGCGACGGTGCAGATGACCATTGCCACTCTGACCGCACTCGATCAATCCGACTGGGCCGCCACGCGACGCGCGGCGTAATCACACATGCAATTCATTCCCGTACTGCGCACCAAGCGCATCACGATGCACTTTCGCGAGCCGACGATCATCGAGGCAATCGAGATCGCCGGCATGGACCCGGCACGGCACGAGCTGGGCGTTACGCGCCTGCTGGGCTGCGTCGTGGAGCGTGTCGAGTGCGAGGATCCGCGTCTCAAGAATTGCCTAGCGTGGACGGTTCAGGAGCGCATGATGGCCGTGGGCCACTACCTTGCGGCGGTGGCTGATGACGGTCCGGATTTCTCGATCGGCGACTATCGGTTCACTTCATACCTGCGCGTTGAGGTCGACTACCCAGCCGCATCGGTCGAGGTGGCGCTGAGCGACGCTCCGCGCGAGGTGCACCAGTTGATCGGGGCAGAGGCGGAAGCGATCGAGGCGTTTGCAGAGAGCCGCCGCGATTGGGTGTTTGCCGCTCTGGCAGCTCAGGTGCGCGTCCCCGGTGAGATCGTCCCTGATCCGGTCGAGAGGCGGGCGGACTACGACGCGTGGCTGCGCCAGCGCGTCGAGGCTCTGAAGGGTTCGAGCGAGAGCGCTTTCGTGGAGCTTGTCGCGGCGCAGATCGACGGCCAGAACCGCCTCGCGCACCTGTTCAACATCGGGATCGGTGCGGACGGCTTTGTGGCCTTGCCTGCGACTGAAGGGGAGGCCGGCATCCCGCCGGCACGGTTTCTCGTGGCTTCCTGCGTCACCCCGCTTGCGAAAGCACTTCGCTGACGGGCTGCTCGGACAGGCGATCGATCTGTCCGTGCACACACACACCAGCTACCCAGAAGCACTCAGGCTGCCCCTGTCGCACATGCGCGCGTTCTACGAGAGCAACGAGTTCAGCACCATGATGAAGTCGCGAGAGGCCATGACGAAATTGCAAGTCAGTGTCATTCAGGCGATCAATCAGGTTGTGCTCGCGATCAACAAGCTGGGCAAGCTGATGGCCGGGCGAAGGTAGCGATTCGGTAAACCAGCTCGATGTTCGCCGGGCGCGGCACGAAACTGAGTTTTGCTGCGAGCGTTGCATGACGGCGCTCTTCTCTGACACCGAAAACTGATGCCATGAGCGACGCTGACGCGCAGAGTGTGATTCAACAACCGCCGGAGGAAACGATGCCGCGAACCGAAGAGGCTTACCGCCAGTTCGTCGCAGACAGCTTCCGGACTATGAACCTGCGCATGGACGCACTGGGCTCTGAAGTCAAGAGTCTTGGGGGCCGCATGGAAACCGTCGAGGGTCGGCTGTCTGATGGCGACAAGATCATGGGCCAGCTCGGCACCGAGCTGGCTGCCAACACCGAAACGACCAAGCGCGTCGAGACGACGGTGAACAACGTCGACGAATCGACAAAGGAAATTGTCGAGATGTTTCGGTCCGTCAAGGCGGGTTTCAAGTTCCTTGGATGGATCGCTACGGGCGTCGAGTGGGCGATCAAAAAGATCGGCTTTCTCGTTGTGTTCGCGGCGGCGTGCTACGGCACTGTCATCGCTGCGATTGATCTCATTCGCAAACCCTGAACGGAGTCCGCCATGGAACCCAATGCACTGATCACCCTTGCCAAGCAGTTGAGCGCACTCACGCGCCGCGAGTTGTGGACCGTCATCCTGCTCGCAATCGGCTTTCTGCTGATGAAGTACGCGCCTGAGCTGGCAACCGTTGCCGCGCTTCCGGACTTGTCCCCCATTCTGTTCAAGGTCGGCATGTTCATCATCGTCCCGGCCTTGCTGCGCTGGACCCTGCGACTGCTGATGCCGTGGTTTCGTGCGCACCACTTGTACCTTGAAGCCTTGAAGGGCAATACGGCCGCCGCGATCGGGCTGTTTGCCTACGTTCTTCTGCTTGCCGCCGGCTGGCACCTCGCCTCGCTGCAATGACCGACGCCCTGCCGCCGAATGCGCCGGGCCTGCTGCCCGTCTTGCGCGCCGAACAGGTCGCCTACTGGCCTGATCACCCGGCGCCGCGCATTCTCGGCGGCCTGATCGAGCAAGAGAGCTGCATCACCCTACGGCATCCGCGCTGTTGGTCGCCGCGCGCAGAGCTGCGCACGTCGCGAGAGTATGGGTTCGGGCTCGGGCAGACCACGATCGCCTACCGCCCGGATGGCAGCGAGCGGTTCAACGTGCACCAGCAGCTCCGCCGGGGCAATGCCGATGCTCTGCGCGAGTGGACGTTCGAGAACCGGTTCGACGCGCGCCTACAGCTACGCGCGGTTGTCCTGCTGACCCGTAGCGTCTATCGCGAAGTGGGCGAGTGGGCCACGCCGCAGGATCGGCTCGATGCGCACCTCGCCGCATACAACGGCGGCGCCGGCCACGTGCTCGCCGATCGCCGGCTGTGCGCGGCGATCCCCGGATGCGACCCCTTGCGGTGGCGCGGGCATGTCGAGCTGCGCAGCGTCAAAAGTCGCGTGCCGATGCCCGGCTACGGCGGCCAGAGTCCGTACAGCATCAATCGCGCATATCCGCGAAAAGTGGAAGCGCGGGCGGTGAAGTACGCCCCGTTCCTCGATTTGAAAGCGCCCCATGGACCTTGATGCGTCACGCCTGCTCTCGATGATCGGGACAAAGTTCTGGCTCGCGATCATCGCAATCCTGCTCGCCGGGATCGGTGTGCAGGCGTTCCAGATGCAAGTCCTGCGCGCGCAGGTTGCGACCGCACAGAAGGCCGTCAGCGATTGCAAGGCCGCTCGCGCCAAGGACAACGCAGATGCCGCCGTCGCCGGCCTGCGCTACAGCGAATCCGCTCGCGAACGAGAGCGGTTTAACTCGCGCCGTGTGGCGCAGATCGGAGAGGACCATGCGAGGCAAGTCGCTGCTCTTGATGGGCGCCTGCGCAATGCTCTTGAGCGCTTGCGCAACCCCCCAGCCGGAACCCCCGGTGCGGATCGTGACGCCCAAGCCGGCGCAGATCCCGCCGCCGCCCCCGGCTTTGATGGTGCCGCGTTCGCCGATATTCCTCGAATCAGTCTTGACGGTGCTCGGCAGGCCGAACTCGCCCGACTCGGCGCCGAAGCGGACGCCGCCGTGATCCAGCTCACGCAACTACAGACCTACGTGCGTGACGTGTGCAAGAACCCCCTGAGCCCCAGCGATGCGCCTGAACAGACGCCACTTGAAGCCCCTCAATCCGAATGACTGGATCGACGAACAGCGCCAGACGCCCCCCACGCGTGAGGACAACGTGTTCAGGCGAATCCTCGACACCGCAGAGGCGGAGCGGCGCTATCGCTTCGGGATCGGCCCCAAGCCCGACACGCGGCGCCCTGCCGGGTAGCCATTGGGCGCCTGCCGTGGCATGGGCGGGGCTCGTCATGGCTGCCTGTGCTATGGTCTGCGGGTCGATTCTGCGAGACGTGCTACGCGGGGACTGGCGCTGAAAATCAAGGTAAACAAACACCCCAAAGTATTGTTAATCTTGACCGAAGCTGCTGCGATGTTTTACCGCCAAATCACGTAACCCGTTGATTTTTAAGGCTTGAACCGGGAATTGTGATTCCGAGGGTCGGCGGTTCGAGCCCGCTAAGCCACCCCAAAAATCAAGCACTTAGCGAAGGAAAAAGGCCCGCCACGAGCGGGCCTTTTTACCGTTTTACCGCCGGTTTACCGTCAAGAATCGGCTTGACAGGGGTATAGCCGGGCTAGATCAGGCCAGCGGATCGACCTTCACGGCTAGTTGCCGGTTGTAAACCTCGAACGTGGTTTTCGGGTTCTTGTGGGTCTTGGGGTCGCGATTGGCGGCAAGCATCTCGGACGCGTACAGCGAGCGCAGATCGTGCGCGCGGAACCGCTTTCCTGAGTACGCCCTGTATTCCATCATCAACCGCCCCCAAGTCGATTTGAACCCTTCGTCCGTGTACGGCCCGCCGCTCTTCTGCGGGAACAGGTAGATCGACGTGGCGCCGTTGGCCTTGCCCGCTTCCGTGGCGAGCTGCACCAGTGTGCGCATCATGGGGGACCATTGGATCAGGTACGAGCGAGGCGACTCCCAGCTTTTCGTCTTGCAATCCATGACGCGAATCCCGTGTTCGCCTATGTCCGCGCGCGAGATCAGCAGCAGCTCGGCTCGGCGCCGGCCAGACAGCGCCACGGCCGCCGCGATCAGGGCGCACATCCAGCGTGCACCGCCCCGGCTCTGCGCGTACCCCATGAAGTCGTTGAACGTCGCCACGTCCGGGCGGTCGGTGCGCGGGCGCTCTTTGTTTCGCCGGATGCCCCGGCACGGGTTGGACTCCACGATGCCCTGCTCCATCCCGTACACAAAGGCGCTGGATAGGGCCGCAAGGTAGCGATTGGCGGAGACAGGGAAAGGCTCGCGGCCATCGGGCGGGTTGCGCGCCATGGCGAGATACTGGGCACCGTGCTTTGGCCTGAAGTCCTCTGGCCGCATGTCCCCGAACACCGGGATGATCTGCCGGGTCAGGGCGTAGGTGTAGTCGTCGAGCGTTCTCGCGCTGATCGAGTTGCGCGCCTTGTTCGCGAACAGGGTGCGGGTGTGCTCAAGGTACGCAAGACACATGGACTTGATCGTGTGCGCTGGCGCGGCAAGTCCCAGCATCAATGCGAGCTGGCGCCGTGCCGCGCCTTCGTCGGCTCCGAGCGCATGGCGCTTGCCGGCGATCACCGTGAAAAACCTGCCCGGCGTGCCGTCTTTCAGGATCCGCCGGTAAAGGTGCCGATCGACCTTGATGCTGTCTGGCGCCTTTTTGTCCGGCGCCTCGCTGTTCTCTGGCATGTCATGCTCCGAGAGCTGCCCAGTTCGGCTCCGTGGTGCCGGCAGGTTTCTTGGCTGCGGTGCCGCCCATCTGGCGCTCGAAATGCGCACGCGAGACTTGAACGTGTCCGAGCGCGTTCTTCTCGAACACCCATTTTCGATCCTTGAGCCAACGGGCCTGCGCCGCGTGCTGGCGCTTGCCGGTCAGCCGAACGAGCGTCTCGTAGGGTACGAGATCGTCGTTCGGCTTGATCTGCTCAGGCGTGGCGTCAGGCTGCTTTCGCATGCGCGCGCGGCTGCTCTGCGAAGGGTACGAACGGCGGAATGTAGTGCGCATGGCCGCCGTGTTCGAGCACGTAGGGCTTGGGCGGGTTCGTGCCGTGCTCGTAGCGGTACCAGACCTCGTGCAGATGGCTCAGGAACAGCTTGACGGCATAGCGGCGCGCGCGGGCATCGATCTGTGCCGGCGGCAGCTTGCCGATGCTGTATGCCTTGTAGGCGTCCGTGGACTTGCTGACGCGGGTGACGGCTTCGGCTGCGGTCTGGGCGTTGCCGCCGGCCTCGTTGCGCTCAAGCTCGTACTGCTTGCGCTCGCGGTAGATGCGGCCGTAGTGGCACTCTTCGGCGTTGCTGAACTTCATGAAGCTCTGGCCCACCTTCCAGCAGAGCGTCTTGAGCTGCGCGTTCCATGGGCGTTTTTGGCCCTTCTCCCACTTCTGGGTCGGGTCCAGTCCGGCGTAGCGCCAGATATGGCCGGCGGTCACGGCGCGCGTGATATCGATGTGCGCGAGCAGGCCGGCGGCGATCACCGGGCCGATGCCGTAGTTCGACTTCAGCCAGCGGCCGATCGGGTGCTCGTCGGTGTACGTGTCCAGCGCGCGCTTGATCTGGCTCTCAAGCGTCTCGGACTGCACGGCCAGCCACGACACAACGGCGTTGGGCTCACCCGACTCGCTGAGCGCGCGGGTCTGGTTGTTGGCGCGCTTCCGATCGTCTTGGCAGATGTAGTAGTAGTCAACGAGATAGCGGGCCTCGTCGTCGGACAGCTTCGCGGCTGCCTTGTTCATGTCGCGCGTGAGGCGCTGTACGGGATCAATGGTCTGGGTGTTCATGGTGCTCTCTTCTGGTTGGGGTGTGGGTTGGATCGTTCGCAATCTATGGTTCTGTCGGACTGTGTGACTCGTTCTATGTCTATGGTTCGATCGTGCAGGTTGACTCGCTCGCCGCAATTGGTTCTGTCGTGTTGTATGGCTCGCTCTCAAAGCTGGGTTCTATCGGATTCATTGGCTCGCTGACGTTGCTTGGTTCTCTCGTTCCCAGTGGCTCGTTCGCTGTTCCTGTTTCAGTCGTGGATAAGGACTCGATCGGGTTGTTTGGTTCTCGCAAGTGCCCCGTCTCGCTCGCGTTTCATGGTTCGGTCGTTGCTACGGGCTCGCTTCAGCTACTTGGTTCAATCTTCTTGTAGGGCTCGCTCTGGTTACATGGTTCTCTCACCAGTAACGGCTTCATCGCGGGGCTTCGGCACGCCGGATCCCCCGCAGTCCCTGCACGTCCGGTAATGCACGCCGTCGGCGATGCTCCAGCCGGCGAACTCCTGCCCGATTCCGCCGCACTTGCCGCACTTGCCGGTTTCGGCTTCCCACGCGGCGCGCGCGCGGTCAATCTCTTCGTGCGTGACAACGGCGCTGTGTGTTGCCTTGCCATAGCGAGGCTTGCCGGCGTACTTCCCCCGCGTCGCAATGACGGGCACCGATCCTCGATACATCAATGCGTCGTCGGAGATGACTTCCCACGAAAACAGCTTGAAGCCTTCCGGCACCTTGCCCGAGAGCTTGCGCATCGCGACCATCTCGCCGAAATTGGGGCGCGGGTTGTTGTTGTCGGCCACGTTCAGGCTCCCGCAGACTCAAGCGTCTCAGTGACCTTGCGCTGGCCGGTTTCGTCCATGGCGCTTACAACTCCAAGCGACTGAAGGGCTTCGAGCAGCCGGGCGGCGCGGTTGTAGCCAATCTGAAGTTGCCTCTGCACAAGCGAGATCGACGCACGCTGTTGCATGACAACGATGCGTCGCGCGTTCGCGAGTAGAGGGTCGTCGGCGCCTTCACCGTGAAACGCTTCGGGCGGCGAGGATGCACTGACTTCGCCGGTTGGCTTCTTCGACTTGCCGCCGCGCTTGCGCTCGCCTTCCGGGCGCGCGGTGGACTGGGCCACGCCGGCATCGGGCTCCAACGGCAGCTCGGCCTTGTCCACCTTGATATCGGTCTGCTCGCTCACCAGTTCGGCCAGCGTGGCAATCTCCGTAGAGGTGGGCTTGAACGTGGCTTTGAACCTCACGTCCGCCTTGTAGTTGTCCGCCGGGCTGATCGAGAACTTCGACAGCTCAGCCGTGGCGCGGATCCCGGCGATCGTCAGGTCCATGTTCATCATCACGCCCGCGAACGTCAGGTCGCCGATGGCGGGATTGCGAACCGCCTTCGTCGTTTCCATCCACAGGAACCCGACGACTTGATCGTCAAAGTGCTTGACGTGCTCGGCATCGATGCGTGTCAGTAGGGTCAGATCGACCGCCAGTTCTTTGTCGCCCTCTTCGCCCTGTTTGCGGACGTTCAGGTGCACGATCTCGCACTTGCCTTCGACTTTGAATGCCATGTTGATGCTCCGTAGTTGAGGTGGTCAGGCAGCGGCCGGGGCGGCGGCCTTGGTGCGCACGGCCAGCGTGGCATCGGGGTAGGCGAGCACGCCGGGGATCGCGGCGTTCATGTTCTCCTGCATCGCGGCGGCGACTTTGTTCAGCGCAGACTCGTCCACCTCAAGCAAATGCAGGTAGGCGATGTTCTCCGCGACGAACTGAACGAGCTTGAGCTTGTCCGTGACGCGCGCCTTCCACTTCTTTCGAGCGGACGCACCGCTGCCCTTGCTGGCGGGCTGGGTTGGCAGGGGCGCGGCCAGAGCGGCAGCGGTTTGCAGTGACACGTTCGCGCGAGAGGCGGCCTCGGCAACCTGCACGGCCGCGTTGTTCTGAATCGTCGCGGCGGTCACGAAGTCGCCGGCCGCTTCAAGCTGCCGCGCTTCGGTGTTGGCCTGCTCCTGCTTGCGGCGGGCCTCTTCCTGCTCGACGCGCGCGGCTTCCTCTGCACGCTGGCGCTCTGCGCGCGCGGCCTCTTCGTGGCGGCGCTGTTCCTCGCGCGCCTTCGCTTCTTCGGCTTGGTCGAACTTCAGAATCTTGGCCTTGCCGATGCGCTCAGCGTTTTCCAGTACCGCAAGAGGCTCGCGATACAGTGAGCGAATGCCTTCTTCGCCCAACTTGAAGGGTGCCAGTAGCTCCTTCTGCTGCTCGGTCAGCAGCTTGTGCATGCGCTTGACGGTCTGCACGCTCTCAAGGGCCAGCGCGCGCATCGCCGGGCTGTCGACTTCCATGTCGGTCAGCTCGGACAGGTTCGTGCTGGCGATGCGTTGCAGGTCGAGAGCGTTCGGCCGGCGGGCGATGATCGGCTCGGAGACTTCGAGCTGCACGCCTTCAACGATCGCGGCGCTTGCGGTTTCTGTGGTCATTGGATCGACTCTTTCCATTGGTTGAATGCCAGCAGGCCAGCGAATCCAGCCCAGTCCAGCGGGTTTGTGTACTCAGGCATCCGGTAGGTGCCGTCAGGCTTGAGCTGCACGACGAAACGGCGGTATCGAACCTCCATCTCGCGGTCAGGTTCTTCGATATGCGCATGCCCCCGCGCGTAGGCCGCGAGCTGCGGGCCGTAGCTTGGGTGGAGCTGCGCGCTGCACTTCACGTCGATCACGGTCGGCCAGCGCTTTTCAAGGATGCCGAACCGGTCCAGCGTGCCGGCGTATCGCATCTGCCGGTGCCAGACCTTGCGCTCGACGTGCGTGATCTGAAAATCGACTTCTGCACGGAACTTGCGCCACGCCGCGATGTACGGAAGCCACGTTTCATCCAATGAGTCCGGGTCGAGTTCTTCGCCCAGATCGATCAGCTCCGTGGCACGGTGCACCGCGACGCCAAGCGCGCGCTTGCGCTCAAGAATGTCCGAGGGGATCGCAAGCAGGTCAGCGCGCGAAGGCGCCAGAACCTGCGTCACGCTGGGCACCGGTCGGCCGTCCAGCCAGTACCGGTGCGTGCCCTCGTCAAACTTGAGCGGGCTGTAGTCCATGGATCAGACGCCCCGTTCAACGAAGTAGGTTTTCAGCGCATCGAACCCGTCTACCGTGATGCGGGTCGGGTCTGACACACCCACGGCGGCGCATGCTTCTTCGAGCGTCATGCCGGCGTTCGCGGCCTTCTTCTGGATGAACTTCAACTCGCCGGGTGAAATCGTCTCGCCGGAAGTGCTCGCCTGCGGTGCCGGGGCCGGGGCCGGGGTGGGCGCAGGCGGATCGATCGCCGGGGAAGCCGGCGGCGCCAGATCGAACGGCGGGCCGTCGTCATCGGTGGCCGAAGGCGCAGGCGCAGGCGAAGGCGCAGTCGCAGTCGCAGTCGCAGTCGCAGTCGCAGTCGCAGTCGCAGTCGCAGTCGCAGGCGCGGGTGCGGGTGCGGGTGCGGGTGCGGGTGCGGGTGCAGGCGCTGGGGCGGGTGC